TTGATTTTGTGCGCCAACTTGCGAGCCGCTTTGAGATCGGACAACTTAACTCCACAGTCAATGCCCCGCTTCTTACACCACTTGACCAAATCCTCAGTCGCAAGGTTCGCCCCAGAACTCTCAACAAACGGACAGCCGCCAAGACCGCCGATGCTGGAATCGAACTCTCGAACTCCATGTGAATATCCAGTTGATACGTTTTCCATCAAATGCTTTCCATGATGGAGATGTAAAGACAGTTCATGCGTGAACCCCTGTGCAATCCCAACACCCATAGTAATCTCGAATGGCGTTGCCGAACCCTTAGTGTCACACAGAACAATGCGCTTTCCAAATCTCAAGCCATGTTGAATTGCCAAAGACAAAGCCTCGCTTCCAGATTCAAAAGCCTCCGAGATATACACACGGACAATATCGGGGTCAATCCCATCAAGGGCTTCTTCATAATTGTCAAGAATGCGTTCCAACTTCAATCCGTAATTAGAAACATTGAACGTGTCGCATGGTGAAAAGAAAATGTTGTAATGGGTCATGCCTGATGCAATCGCTCGATCCATCCCTCTTTGATTAGGAACAAGAACTGAGAACCCTGTCTTATCATCGAAGGCAGCGCACACCTGTTCAGCATCAGCCATGTTTGGAACGGCCTTTGGATGAACAAACGATGTGACTTCAATTCGAGTTAAGCCAGCATCACGGAGATGTTTGATGAGTTGGATTTTATCTTCGGTGGATGGAACATGCGGCAGGTTTTGTAGCCCATCACGTGGTCCGACTTCAAAAATCCTAATCATATCAATATCCCTCCATCCACTTTGCTTTACCATCCACTTCAACATACTTGGGGTTATCCGAGTATGGCTCAAGGCGTTCAAGGTAAGCCCTGTAATTGCTAACATACGGGTCAATTTCAACCATCTCATCGGTTATTGCGTTCAACATACGTGAGGCAGGGATTTGGATTCCATATTGGTTCAAGGTTTGTTGTCTTTGTTGCATTTCTTCGGAATCCCATTCTCCGATTCCATCTCCAAAGTGCATTTGAAGATCAAACATTCTTTCATTGCCTTTTTGGTCTAAACCAAAATTGCCTCCATGCCGATCTCCAACTGCATTCGTCAAAATCTCATCTATGATTTGTGATTCCCTATTTGCTGCTGCAAACGCAGGGTCTTTCATTGGGTTGGCTATTTTGCCACCCTTGCCATTGCTCTCCATTATTCCTTCAAGAAAATCTTGGTTCACTCTCCAATCTGCAACTTTATGCGGAATCATTTTTTCATCCAAACTCATTCGAGGTTGAACAAAGTAATTCCCTAATTCTCTTTGGTCCGTTCCAAAATACTTGGAGGAAACAACAGGATAACCAAGACTTTCTAAAGCATCCCAGTAAGGCAAACGCTCTATTGAGTTCATCTCAATTGAACCCAACTCAACCAATTCCTTCAACCGATCCAATTCAGGGTCTTTGCTTTTTCCATAATGACGACGGAATGTAGGGTCAAGTGATATTGGCCTCTTGATAACAAAATTAGGATTTGACGGGTGTTCATAGGTTCTCAATTCAGTTCCTTCTCCCATATCCAAATCAAGGTATTCATCTAATTGATGTAAAGGCAACTTCGATGCCTCATCCCTCCAATTTGGACTCCATTCTTTTGCGATGGAATCCCAAGCGACAGCGAAAGGCTTGCCTCTATTCATCTCGATCCATTCGGGGTCGTCAAACCATTGCTCATCGCTGGTTTCAATTTCTTCATCAAACACGCCACCATCTTCTAAGGCTTCTAATACCTTTTTCCCATAGTGCTTGTAATCTTCAAGAAAACAATCCATGCACATTGCCGTTCCATCAACAAATGGAACGCCTTCATGGGTGTCCTTGACTAAATCGCCACATTCTTTGCACTTTTTGTTAAACTCAGACAACGTAAGCCCTCCCGCAATCAAAAGGACAGGTGACTCCGCCGAGCATTCGATTATACATCACTTCTTGACCTGGTTTCAAATAAGTTCCACAGACTTTGCAGTTGCCTGGATATTTAGCAGGGAACTTGCCCGAAAAAGGTTCAGCCTTTATCAAGCCCCAAGATTTCATAAAGGCTCTTGAAGAATCAAAATCAACTCCACGATCTTCCGCTAAACCGTATTGATGAATTATGTCGTCAAGCAATGGCTCGCTTCCAAATCGAGGGTCATAGTATTGCCAGGGCGTTCTCATGTAAGGATTTGACTTGACCTTCGGCTTCAATCCCCAACCCTGATCGCTGGTCGGCTCACCAAACCTTTCTTTCAATGCTTCAAGGAGTTCTGGGTTTTCGTCATAACGCCCATGATGGTCATAGTGTGCAATGGTTGAAAGCGCATCATTCCCCAACACATAATCATCCCAACGACCCTTTCCTTCCACCCAATCAACAGGAACGGAGTCATAGTTCTCAAAGAACATTTTAGGATTGGCAATAGCAAAATCAATCGAGTTGGGATCGTGCATCAAGGTGTTAAGTTCTGCTTGCCTTGCCGTTTCAAAATTGTTATCCATGAATTGAGATAATTGATCTCGCAACTGCAAACGCCCAATCCCTTCTTGAATGTCTTGCGGCAAATCACCAAAGCCTTCAATTCCTTCATCTGGCAATTGTTGGATTTGGCGAATCAAGGCTCTTGAAGTGCGCTCGGCTTGCTTCTTCCTGTTCCTTGCTTCATCAATGTCGCCAAATTGGAAGTTGCCAGCACCAGTTCTTTTTCCTGTTGTTGCCGTTTGGTCAAGAATTGCATTGACAACATTCCTTTTTGCTCGGCTACTCTCATTTGCGTCAATGTTTGCATTTCTAATCCTTTTGACATAACGTTCTCCAACATCAGGATGATTCTTCATTCCTCGACGAAACTTGATGCTATCATGCGGATATTCCGACATATAGGCAACGAACTCACCCACACTTTTTTCATCCGAGTCCGAATTAGTATCGAACAAACCATATCCTCCACGCTGCCTGTTTGCTTGTTTTTCCCCCCAATAGTGATTTTGTCGCTCAGGGTCGGTCATGTCGTGGGCGGTATGCCCTGACTCATGGGATGCCGTATCACCAATTTGGCGAATCGCTACCTGTTCCTTTGCATCTCGCAAGATTCGCCCCATCTGATCTCCGCTTATATCGGGATCTAAATACATATCATTGTATTCTTCACGTGAAACAATATCTCTTTCGTTTGCCCGTCTGTAAATCTCACCAGGGTAAGTCCAATCACGACTACTCACTTCACGATCATAATCGGAATAAATCAAATTGCCATCCTCGTCTTTTCCAATCGGAACTCGATAACGGTAAGTTTGCGGTCCATCGTTAAAATGAATGCCGTAAGGATCATTCCTTCTCCTATCTCCTAAGAAGCGACCACCAACCTTGAAGTCGGACTTCTTAATCATGGCTCTCCCTTCCTCAAGCCATCCCAACAAAGTTCTTGCAGTTCTTCATCACTGGTGAATATCACTACATTGCTTCCGAGATCGTCAAGAGACACCCACATTGAAAAGAAACCTGCAATGAAAGCAAGCCAAAACAATACCCACAGATTAAACATCAAAACCACCTATGCGGTTTTCCCTTGCATACTGCATTATTTGTTCTCTTCGCTCATTGCTCAATGCCCAAACATTAGTCAAATCCCAAACTGCTTTATTGAACGCTGGAACTTTCATCAACTGTTCGTATTCATCATCCGACAAATCTCTTCCATCAGCGTGAACGGGCATTTCATGTTGCGGCCTTAGCGGGTTCTCATCCCACTTCAAACCCATACTGGCGAGAATGGCGAGGGAACGATCTCGAACTTCAATGGCTGATTCATCCGATTTTAGGATTTGAGATACTTCGTCGCCTCGATAAGTTCTAACCGCTACAATATCATCATCGTTTTCCCAATCCAATTTGATTTTATCAAACTCTTTGAAACTTAACTGAATTGTTTCACCACTTTCATATTCGATTTCAACGTATTCTTCTTCTTTACGAATGGAATCCCAAGCCAATTCAAATGGTTCGGCACTTGCATAGAACCCTGTGGATTCACTTTCTTTTGCATCATCAAATCCACCCATTTTACAAGCCTCATATTCTAATTTTAATTGACGCATACGATTCAATAAATCCATCTCATGCTTGCCATCCTCATCATCATGAAGTTCTCGATGCTCGGACATTGCGTGATGCTCGCTGTCAAACCCGTAATCTTTCCAATATGCAACGGTGTTCCCTCCTTGCTCAAAGGCATATTCACCATAACTTATTGCACTTTTCAAAGCATCAACCAATGTTTCACATGATGCCCCTTCAATGCCTTCATCAAAATCAATAGACCCATGCAAAGCCTCAGCCATTTGCCCTGATAAACCACCGTAATGATTGTCGGAATGTGTGATTAGATTTGCCATACCTGTTCGGAGATCGGCACAGCAAGTATCTCCATCTCCGCCTATGTCTTTAATATCAACTTCTGGCATCGAAAAGTCTTGCATCATCTCGCCAAGATCAACATTTGAATCAGCAGGTTGAGCATCAATAAAATAATCTGGACGTTGTGGGCGATTCTTAATTAGAGCATCCCAACTCGTCTTGAAAGCATTCACCATATCTTACCGCATACGGCAGGTTGAAATAAAGCCATCCCAACTACTTAACATTCCTAACAACTTTTTTCCCAATTTTTTTCCGTGTAGCATCTGGGGCTTATGGCGGCCTCAGCAAAAAAAAAAAAACATCTCCAGACTTACCCCGCACTGGCAAAAAACGGGGGGCTGCGTGGCCGCACTGGGTCGCCACACCCAGTCCATAGGCTCTCAGTGATGCGTTCTGTGGTGATACGGGCGAGTCGAAGACTCGCCCCCTCGCTCGGCTCAGTCTGTTGCGAGAGATCGGTGGGTTCGAGGGTGGTTCTGTGGCGATGCACTCAGTCATGCACCCAGTCCATCTCCACACGGCTCATTCTGTGGCGATAGGCGGCGTTCTGGGCGTGTTCTGTGGCGTTATCAGCACACTCAGTCCGATACTCAGTCAAACACCCAGTTCAACGCTCATTTAGGCTCAATCTGTGGCGTTATCGGCACGTGCTGGCGGCACACCCAGTCCAATACCACGTTAAACACCCAGTTCGACACCCAATTTCAGCCCCCTGCGAGCCTGTTCGGACAATATATCGCAACATTTGTCTTATTTTCCACCGATCACATCAACACACCGACCCTCACGGCAGGTGGTGAGCAGGGGGTCATTTACGCATGGTTTGACACCTGGTTTTGATGGCCGATTGGAAGCCCACATTAGACACGATAGACAACAAAGACATGGGGCTAAATGAAAGGACAAATAATACATGACAAACAACAACATATTTTCTCTCAACCTCTCTCTCTTTTCCCCTATTCACACCCTGTCTTTTGTCCTCTCTCTTTGTCGAACTGTCCTTTGTGTCCTTTGTGTCCTTTGAGGTGGCTCTCATCGCTCTCCCTGCATCGTTTGATGCTGAGGTCATGCTTGTCCTCTAATGTGTCCCTCCTGTCTATCCTGTCGGAACTCTTTATCAACCCTGCATGGTGTGGTGGGGGATAAGGGGGCGAACACTATGAATGCCCTAACCCCAAAAACGGAAGTGAAAACAATGGAAAACGAAGCAACCCAAATGATGCCTAAAGACCGATTGACCAGCAGCCAAGTGTATGAACAACTGCGATGGATGAGGCCGAACTTGCCGATCTCCCTTCACAGTGAATACACCACCGACCCTTCGATGAGAGGGATGCCTCAAATCATCCTCAACGACGTTCAATTCTTTACACCTCGCCATGCAATGATGCTGGCTGATACTCCCTTCGATGCTCACAGTGAACAACGATACCCAGAATACGGATTCACCCGTCAATCGCTCAATGAATACCTCAACAACAAGTCCTTGTCCTGTTGGGCTGCTACTGTCACCAAAGAGGGTTCTCGCCTTCGGAATGTCCGTTGCACCTCCTGTGGCTCTTTCCACTGGGATTACCATGACTACTGCGTTGTCTGTGGCAATGGTGGATGGAATGGAGAGATGTATGATTGGTGCGAAACCGTTTCTGGCTCTCCATCCTGTGTTGATGACCTCCCAACGGTTGATTCCATCGATCTGCTTGCTGGCGGGGTGGTTGAATGAGTTCCATAACCACACCTCATGGCGTTTTCAGTTATGAAGCGGCTGATGATTACACAGTATCGGAAAGCCCTGATTTGAAGTCCTATGAAGTCGTTTTCAAGGATGAAGTCATTGGCCTCATTGACTTGAATTATCACACCTCAAAGGGATGCTCTAATCGCTATGGTTGGGTTGATGTTCGAGATTGCAGATCGGGCTGGACTTTCGGCCAATTCGATGCTGAGATATTCCCTCAAATGAGAACGGTGAGAGATGCAAAGGGTATGGCTCTCAACAGGGTTCACCCATCCTTCGCTGTGACGGCTGAGTTCCTTCCAGACCGCTTCCACAGCATCAAACAGGCATTCAAGTTCTGTGTCAAGAAGATATGCGAACACCTTGATTCTGTGAAGGAGGTGGCTGAATGATATTCTCAGTCATCGCTCTCTCCCTCTTCATGGCTGTCTTCATCAGCCTCAACACGTTCCTCAGTTCGGCTGAGAACCTTGCCCTTGCCATCACCCTGCATAGGGATGCTGAGGCAGGTATTCCAGAAGTGGATAGGAACGGCAACAAATGGTCTTGGGAACAACTGAGGGTGCTGAGAGCATTCGCTAAGGCTCTCTATGAATCTCGCAATGGTGGCAAGCCGATCTCAATCGCAGTATCAGCCGTAGCAGGTTCAGGTAAGACCTCTCTATTGCAGGGCATGACCCACATTGTTTCCAGGCTTGCCCCTGAACTCTTGACGGCCATGACCGCCTTCAATACCCACATTGCTAAGTCCAGTAAAGACATCCTCATCCAGTTCCAATCCACTGATGGATTGAATGTCAAGATATTCGGCAACAATAACACCGTCAATGCAGGTGGCAACCAATTGTTGTTGAACAAGGCTCATGCTGATGGATTCTCTCATATTTCAATGCTGAAATACGGTGATGACAGATACATTAGAATCGCCCGTTTGACCCTTGCAGGTTGGTTGGGCCGTGAAGACCGTTCAGCATTGCTTGAGAACGCTCGAAAGGCCATGCAGGTCAAGACCACATCTCATGCCTTCAACAACATGATCGGTGAAGGATTGGTCAAGGTTGCCAACATGGTGATGGATGAGGGCTTTGTTCCAGAATCCACCATTGACCGTGAAGTTCCGACCCCATACATTCCTCCAACAGTCCATGAGGATGACGTGAAGGCCATTGCTGAGGTTGTTCAGCGAGTCGGTGTCAATCAGTCATGGGATGAGAACCCTGCTCGCAATCTGGGCGACCAATCGGTGTTCCAATTGGTTGTTGAGATCCTTGCCGTTGCTATCGAAACAGCATTCTTGAATGTTCAATTGAAGCCATTCTGTGGCGATGGAAAGTCCGTCATGGATGCTGTTGTTCCAAACAAGAATCAACGTGGATGGTGGGAGGATGCTGTGCCTATGTCAAAACAGATTCGCACCACCGACCCAAACATGGTCAAGAAGGCTGAGTTCGCCATCCTTGAGACAGGCGGTTGCCGATTCCCACCTGCTGATACCCAGAAGAAAAGCGGTGTCAAGTCGGTGTCATTTGATACTGAGGCGAAGGTCATTGTCAAGAAGCACAAAGGCCACATCATCTATTCCTTTGAGAATGGAGGCCACTTGAAGAAGATCGGTGGAAAAGGATTCGGAACTCAGTTCGGAAAGAACGGCAATGCTATTGTCAATGGTGAAAACATCAAAACATGGCGGCGTTATGACACTTCTTTAGGACTCGGCATTGTCAAGCCCAATTGTGTTGAGAAGGTCGTTGCATTGCTCGCTGAGAAGTTCGGTGATGAGTTCCACAATATGCTTGATGATGAGTCGTTAGAGGTTGTTGAATCCTCATCCACCAGTGGTGGCAAGGGTGTGTTGGTTCTCAGCATGGCCGACCAGATTTACCTTCCACACGCTCTCGATCTTCAAATCCCTCAGCATGAGAAGGCTGATGTCATGTTCATTGACGAGGTTCAAGACCTCTCAGTTCTCAAGGCTCAATTGGTTTGGCGATTGGTGAAAGAGGATGCACACAAGGTCATGGTGGGCGATTTGCGCCAGGCGATCTATTTATTTGCGGGGGCTTCAAGTCAGGCATTTTCGGACAATGCAAAGGCCATTGATGCTACATTCTATCCACAGACTATCTGTTGGAGAGGCACTGATATGGTTGCTCAATCTGTCAAGTATGCTACTGCTCAGTTCGCTGATATTGCACGTCGTTATCACGCCAACATTGACCTCCCAGATTATCAAGCACACCGATCTCCGCTTGAGGCTGGATATGACTTCTGGCCTGTCGGTGCTGCGCCTATTCAAATCGAAGGTGATGAGATTGTCAAGGCATATCACAAGTCAAGAGAACTTCATGGTGAGGACACCACGTTTGGCCTCCTTTGTCGCCTCAAGAAGCCTCTCGCTGGCTTCATCAAGACGTTCCTCATGAACGGCATTCCAGTATCAACTCCAAGCGGCAAGGATGGTCTTGTCACTCAAGCATTCTCAGCCGCCAACATGATGCGTTCTGGGGCTTTGGATGAGTCATACAAGAATGTGAATGGAAAGACCATGCTTGGGCTTGGATGGCACAAGATGGATGCTTCTAAGGTCAAGCAACATTCCTTGCTCTTGAGGGACATTGAGAGCATTAGAAAGGTTGCTCTCGCCAAATACTCCGACCTGTTCAAAGGTGATACAAAGAGCATGGCTCAATCCACCGCATTTCAAGAGTTCATGGGCAACATCGAACTCCTTGAGGCGTTTGTATCTCTTCACCGATCTCGCAGCGATGGTGAAGTCAAAGGAAAGAACCTCGCTGATGCTCTCAAGAACTGGGTCAATGATACGTTGTTCAGTGAGCGTGGCGGCAATGCTGTTCACATCGCTACAATCCATCGCTACAAAGGCGATGAGGCCGAGGTCATGTTCATTGTCAATTCGATTGTTGAAGACGATGAAGACGGCAACCCAACTGTTCAATCCTGTTTCATGAATAAGCGAGCCTGTGAAGCCTCGCCAGAATCAGCCGTCAATGAAGTGTCAATGGGCTACGTTGCATACAGCAGGGCGCAAAAGCAAAACATCATTGTCAATGGTGAACTTGAGGGTCAAATCGCTCAAGACGTTGAACAGCGATTACAGGGTGCTTATGACCTCGACATGGACTTGATGTGCAACGACATACCAAACGAGGTCAAAGAGTCGCCACAGGACACCCCTGAGAGCGATGACTGTCAAGACTGTGGATTGGAACTTTGCGTATGCGACACCCCTAATGATGATCGGTGCGTTGAATGTGAAACCATCATCGCTGAGGGAGAGGAACACGGAACTTGCTGCAAGTGCGACGGCCACCTTTGCCGTATTCGATATGACACCCATTCTAAATCTGGCAAGTTCGAGAAGCACATGGGCGGTGAAATCGCCCCTGATTCATGCGGCTCAGTCCTTGTGAACATCAGCCTTGATGAGATGATTGACAGCACCACTGAGGAACTTGAATCCAAGCGTGTTTGTTCATCCTGTGAAGGCGGCGATGAGGATCGTGGCGATGATGGCAACGATGATGACGGCCATGACTGGACTACTGAAACAGAATACGTTGAACTCGAAACCGTTGAGGGTAAAGTGGTCGCAATGAGCATGGATGACTTCGATGCCTGGGAAGCCCAGAACCCTCAATATGAGGACATTCAACAGGCTCGGCACATGAGCGAGGGCGAGGTTCAAGGATTCTATTTTGAGCGTGTTGAAGCCAATCCAATTCAATATCACAATTTGTTCTCAAGCCAATTACTCCGTAAGGTTTCAAGAGGGTATCAATACGCTTTGATTCACAATGAAACAGAACAACGGGTGCTGAAATATCGCAACGACACCTACGATTCGTCGCCATCATCAGCCCAAAAATACGTTCTCTCTTTGCCGAGAGGTGCTACGCAATACTGGCACATCTCAGCCATGCAACAGGATGGCATTTCAGTGGCGAATGGTGTTAGACAATCAAAAATAAATGTCCCGATCCCAAAGGAATTGGGTGGCATCAATGCTGGCGATTCCCAATCCCCTGATGCGGTTGTCAATTACATTGGCGAACTCTATTCCAAATATGCCTATGATGTTGCCCTGGGCAACTTTGTGGAAACAAAGGCCATTGATGGTCTTACGGGAGAGGATTATTGATATACCCTTCTGGGTGTGGATATACTGAATGGGACAGGAAACCCAATATGAAACAGGTGAAAAAAATGAGCGATAATATGATGAAAACAACACGCAGCACAGCAACAGGGGAATACCGAATGTGGAGAAGCGGAGGTGACGTGATTATCCAATTACAGCCGAATATCGGTGGCGAGAACGTTGTTGGATGGAAATACACCGTTGGCCGCATGAAGGACTGTGGCATGGATTACAAGACCCATCCCGCTTATCCGACCAAAACATGGGTGTTCAATGCTTCATGGTCCAAGACTGAAAGTGCTGGCGAATACACCAAAGAATACACATTCACACGTGAAGCCGACATGAAAGACAATGTTCGAGCAGCCTCCACCAAAGCGGCCTTGAATGCCTTTGTTGATTCCTATGACCAATTCTTCTATGACACCCTTCTGGAATACGAAGGCGAGGTGTTCAACCCGATCACGATGGAAACACGCTTGCATTACCATTCCTCATGGAACACCCCGTTGGAGGAAACGTGGATTCGTCTTACTGACGATGAACAAACGCTTCGCAACCAATGTGATGATTCATTCAAGGCATTGGCAGGTGCAATACTCCCTGTCAAAGCGTGGTCTTTGAGCAAGTCGGATGAACGGCCTCAGCGTCACATTAGAGCCATCATTGACCTCGATGACACTAAGCCGTTTGGCTTGAGTTCTGGCGTTGGTTTGATGCCTCATTGTTGGGAGATTATCACTGTTGATGACCCCTCACATCCTAAGCCAGCCGAGGAAGCCGACGATGCTCATTGGGAGAACCTACATGATGAGCAACCAGAACGATTTGATGAGAACGGTATTTACCATCCTGAGCCAGTCGTTTCACCTGAGCAACGTGCAATGAATGATTTGAAGCGTGAAATCGAACTGGATCGGGCAAAATTGCGTCACATCTTGGAACAAGTGAACCAACTTACCACCGATGCTGTTGAAATGCAAGGAAGACTCTTCATCAATGAACAGCAGTATGCCAAGCATTCCCATCTTGACAAGGAGGCGAGCGAATGAGCAATCCTAAGCCAGTCTGGAAGCGAACCTTCGATGGTGCGGTCTATGGTGACTTCTTCGATGGAAGAGGCATTGTCATGAGCAATCCTCGCCACCCACACGCTGATGCTGACGGTTGGCTTCAATCATCCGAACACACACGCTCTTGGCCTCAATACAACAATGAACAGAAAGCACACGCAACCGATCATGGCGTTGGCGGTGTGTATGTCTATTACTATTCAGGTCAAACATTCAACACCATGCTGTCACCAAAGCAAACAGAAGCATGGAATGAGCATTACAATTTCACGCCTTATGTTCCGATCCCACTTGACGAGGCTATGGTAAAACACAATGCAATCCTTAAGCGCATGAAGCAACAGGAAGATTGTTTCTCAACGGCACTTGCTCGAATGAAAGCAGCCATGAATACCATTGAGAACCATGCTGCGGTCATGCAATCCTTAGAGGATGAACTGGAACTTCTATCTCAGGAGGCGAGCGAATGAGCCGCACACCAGATTTCACCACGCCTGTTGAGGACATGACTCAGCAACAGGTCATTGACAATCTCGAAGCACTTCTTTCAGCCTCCATTGAGGCTTGCGACCTGCAAGAACTCATGACGTTGCACACCGCATTGGGCGGGGCGACAAGAGGTGATGCTTGATGGCTGCTGAATATCAAGACATCACGGCTGAACAGATGGGATCATTCATGCTTGAACTGGGCTTTGCTGAGGCTGACCCAGGCCATCCTTGCGTTGAAACGGTCTATGAAGCACCGTATGGCGATGGATTCCGAATTAGGGTCTATTCCACCATCGCTCATGGATCGGGCCGTAAGGCGGGTGGCGATGCTATCCGTGTCCTGTGCGTCAATGAGCAAGGGCAGGGCTTCCATTCCACCACACGTGTTCATCGAACCCAGAACTGGCGCAAGAATCTCTTGAGCCGTGTGGACTCAATTTACAAGGACATTCCAATGCCAAAGAACTGCACGTGCGGGTCTGGAATCATGTTGCCAAAGAAAGGTCGCAACGGTGTGTTTCTGGGCTGTTCCAGTTATCCTGATTGCCGCATCACACAGAACGTGGAGGTGGCTCAATGACTCGCAAGTGGATATTGATTCAGCCTGATGGCGAGTCCTCAGTCCTCCCTGTGGAGGCTGATGAAGAACCAGGCCTCGCAACGCTACAAGAAGCGGTTGGAGGTCTTTTTGAATATGCGCCTCAATTCTATGTTCAAGGCGACATCAGCATTGGTTTTGTTGATACCGATCTCTTTGGAAATGAAATCAGTATGTCTGGTAAAGTGCGAAATATCATCATGGGTGGGGAATCCAAATTACCATTCTATGCGCTCGAAAACGATGAGGAACGTGCAGCATACGTGAAAGAACATCTCAATCCAATCACGCAATTATTTCAGCCGCACGACTTTGTTTTAGGCAACGCTGTTGTCGAACTCGAAGTGCGAGATGAAGAACAGGACAACGGTTGCTTGGACTGTGAGAATCTCCCTGCCGACCATCCAGATTGGATGAAAGGAATGTGCGAACATTGTTATGCTGCATGGGCTGAGGCGTTGAATACCAAAGGACAAGGTGAATGATATGGGAAGAAACGGCGGCTCAAATTGTGGCAAATGCGGTGGAGATCATCGTGGCGTATGCCCTGCATACTATGATGAGAGAGAACACTCACAGGATCAATGCGAACACAAACGCACATACGAACTGAAAGCAACAGGTTATCTCTTGTGCATAGACTGTGGAAAGCATATACTCCCAAAGGAGGATTTATCATGAACGACGATGCAAAAAATAGCCTCAAGATCGAACATGGTTTTTACAATACGCTTGACGAAACAATTTACTACGAAGGCGACCTTGTTCCGATGTATCAATACGATTCTGGAACAGCATACAATGGCTCAGTCATCAAAGTCATCAAACCTGGTTTTGAAGGTCTTGTAAGGCTGAAAAAGAAGTTCACTGGCGGTGCTGATGTTGTCGCTCATTATCGAAGCGATATGGAGGGAGAGGATATGATTGAAGAATGGATTCAACAACCTATACCTCCCGATCCTAATTGCTACATTATCGCCCCTGAGCCTGTGGCTTGGCGGTGGTCGTATGCTATGGAAGAAATTGTCAAAGCAGGTGTCATAAGGGCATCGAAGGCGGGAAAAGACGAAGATGGCGACGAATGGAAAATGGAGGCTTGAGATGACTACATTTCATTCAATGGGTCCAGATTCACCCCTGCTTGAAATGATGCCCTCTCGAAAGGATGGAAACTGTTCTCAATGCACACCTCATAGGAGTCATGCAGGGAAGAAACCTTTCAAAGCAAAAGCACTCGTTGGAGGCGGCATCGTTGGCGGTGGCCGAGTCATGGCTGATGGAAGCCCTGCCGATCCATTGACAAGTGAAGAATGGGGCAAAATCACATCAAGAGTAAAGTGGGACATTAACAAGACGTATGCCCTGTTGGACTCCAAGTATCAATCTGGAATAGAAGTCTGTGGATATTGCCGCAGGTCTTATCTTGAACCTCAATGGCGTGATGGCTACGAGGGTGAACCTAATGCCGAATGGTGTGTGAGCCTTGATAAGAAGGACACCAATACGCCATGACCATGCAACCTGCGAACAACGGCCAACAGCCTGTGTATATCATGCAAAAGGGAACTGAACAAACAAACGGTTCAGCAGCCCAAAGAAGCAACATTCAAGCCGCCAAAGCGGTTGGTGCTGCTATCAAAACAACTCTTGGACCATTGGGCATGGATAAGATGCTCATTGATCCTACTGGGAATGTCCTCATTACCAACGATGGAGTATCAATACTTCGAGAGATTGGCATTGAGCATCCCTCAGCCAAGATGATTGTTGAAGTGGCTAAGACTCAAGAAGCGCAATGCTACGATGGAACAACAAGTGCGGTGGTTCTTTCTGGCGCACTTCTCGAAGAAGCGGAACGTTTGTTGGATAAGAGCATTCATCCAACCACGATCTGCAAAGGATTCCGAACTGCAAGAGACTTTTGCATAACTGAATTAGAAGGTCTTTCAAAAATCAATTCGGAGATGGCATACGAATACGAGGATTCGCTAAAGAGCATAGCCTATCTCGCAGCATTCAGTTCCATAACTGGCAAATCAGCCGAAGGAATCCAAAATAAATTGGCAACGATGGCCGAGGAAGCCACTTTGAACGCCAACTCCATTGAAGACATTCATTATACCTCAGCAAGCGGAACAAATGAAGAAGATACATACCGATTGCCTGGTATCGTGATCGAGAGAGATTTAGCAAGCGGAACAATGGAACGTCAAGTGGAAAACGCAAAGATTCTCCTTTTGGATTGCGCTATTGAGCCAAAGAAAACCAACATAGATGCTCAGGTTCAAATTACCAATCCAGCACAGGTTGAAGAGTTCCTTCGACAAGAAGAAGACGCAATACGTGACATGGTGGAATTGATTCACCAATCTGGCGCAAATGTTGTTTTGACCCAAAAGAAAATTGACGACCTCGCTTTGCATTACCTCAAAAAGCATAACATTTCAGCCGTTCATTCTGTTAAGAAGTCCGACCTTGATTCGGCCAGTCGGATTGGTCGGGGGAATATCGTTTCCAGCCTTACAAATCCAATAGACGACTTCGATTTGGCACAATGCAACTTCCTTGTATCTGGTAAGTTCGATCACGATTTGATATTATTGACAACAAAAGGCTCGCCAATTCAAACAATCGTTGCCTGTGGCGCAACAAAGCACGTTGCCGAAGAAGTGGAACGTGCGCTCGAAGATTGTGTCGGCGTGGCGTGGCTGATGAAGAAGAATGAAGGATTCCTTTTGGGCGGCGGTGCTACTCAAGCATACCTGTATAACGCTCTAAAGAAGCATTGCCGACCAGAAGGCCGTGTTCAAATGGCCGTTGATGCTTTTGCTGATGCTTTGCTACAAATACCCTCAGCGATTGCTGAGAATGCTGGACTCGATCCTGTTGATGAATTACTCGCTTTGTGCAAAAATAATGCTGATGGCGATTATTCGTATTTCATTGACGTTGATCCTCAAACAAAAGAACACCCTCATAATGCTATGAAACAAGGAATTGTTGAACCGTTGGCACTACACGTTCAAGCATTGACCTCAGCAACAGAAGCAGCAATTATGATTCTCCGAATTGATGATGTCATTAGAATGAATCCATCTCCTGGTGGGCCACCAATGCCTCCAATGTGAGGGTTTAAGTCCGAATGGTCCTTCCTTCAAGTTATGGCGAGAACAAGTCGAGCGAGAGTTAAGATAATTCAAATGATGAAAGACTTGGGGAACCTTACTACGGCGGATATTTTCGACTATCTTAATGACCGTTCAAGCCCTTACAGTATGCGTCATGGAGTCACCACAAACAGTCTCAACAACGTTCTGGGTAAAGAGCAAGTCTTTGTGAAATTGGTGGGCCATACTTCGGAAGAAGCACCTCAAATGGTTGGCATCAAAGGAGATCGGTATCGAATCTCTATGTGGGGATTGAATGCAACACTTTTACGACAATATCCTGAACTTGAAGATCAAGGAACTAATTCGTGGAAATTACTTGCCGAGTCCTAAATGTTGATATACCCTGCTCTATGTGGATTGGTTGCCCCACACAGGAGTAAGTGAGAAATATGAGCCGTAAAGACATTACCGAAGTTGCCGAAAACATTGAATTGACCCCCGATATTGGTCCAGTATTGAAATTGCTTGGTGACGTGTTCACCAAACAATACCAGACGACCAATGGTATTCATCTAAACAAAGAGGAACGCAAAGACCGAGGCAGCAAGCCCATTGCCGAAGTTCAACGTTCCGATATTCAAATCCGTGTTGGCAACCAATTGTTCACGGTTGAACCAACCGATGAAAGCAAAGCGATGGTTTCAATTCCAGTGGGTATGAGCGACAAAGCCACACCTGCAATCATTCCGAGAGAATGGTTGATTGGCATGTATATTGACGTTCTCATTGATATGTGCGAAGGCGACCCAACCATTGCTTACAAATGGGCTGAGGGCATCAATGCAGCAATCAACAATGCCATGCAAGTCAATGATGAAGGCAGGGTCAAGATCGACCAATCCTTACTTCCAGACCTCCGCCACCCAATTGCTGTTGGCGAGATGATGGAATCCTTCAAGCGCACATTCCTCAGCAAGTCGGCTGGCAGCGTAAAATTGCATTTCACCATTGATGTTCAAGAACTCGAAGAGAAGCCAGATGAGGTTGAAGTTATCGCAATTGAGCCGATTTCATCACCTGCTGATTTACTCGCTGCAAGAGCCGATGCACTGTTGGCTAACGATTCCACACCCAAAGAGGAACAGGAGGTTGGCGGGGTATCACATTCCCTTACTGAGCCTGAACCCGCTTCGATAGAGGTTGCTTCCCCGCAAACCGATGACGTTGAAGAAGTGGTGGTTGTTGTTGCTGACCCAACGCCACCTGTGGATGATGAGATCGTGGAAAACCCACACAATTTCAAGAAGCAACCCACTGAATGGATCAAGTGGCAAATGTTCTCTCTTTGGCTTTCCAACGACGGACCGCTTGAAACAAATCGCACGATTGAGGATGTTGCCGAACTCGCAGGTTGCCATGTGCAAACCATCAAGCGAGTGTTGGACCAATTCGAGGCAAGTATTACGGCTGAGGATCACATTGAACACAATGTTCACGGTGGCGGCTGGACCGAACTCGGATTCAACTTGAACGACAACCTCCGCCTTCTCATCACTTGTGAGCGTTCCCCAACGGGTCGTTATGCACGTGGCCGACCAATCTCTTTCAGGGTTAGTGAGGCTTGGGATTTGCCCTTTGGTGGGCCAACCGTTGATGACGATGCGCCAGTTCTCAAAGAGGCTGACGACACCGATCCATCCCTCCACGCTTGCCCTGATTGCGGAACTCCAATCTCAAAGGAACAAGCCGTTGATGATGCCCCCGATTGGATTTGTGAAGAATGTCATGCTGTCCGTATGGCTGAGGATGATGAATGGTTTGAACAAACAAATGAACGCTCGGCTCAACGTGCAATCTATGAGGCAAAGCCCATTGAGAACGTTCCAGCCATCACAGACAATCCAATACCTCTTGAGGCATTGATTGATGATGAACCAGAATATGCACCTGAGCAAACCGATGCTGAAATTGAAGCCGACTATGCTATGATTAAGGCCATGAATGCTGAGGCGATGATTGAAACGTATGCTCGCCTCGAAGAACGTGATTTCACGCCAGTTCCAATGATCGACACCCCCATTGCAGCCATTGAAGGAAAGAATGGGCGTTGTGTTGTATCAGCCGAGCCTGGAAAGTTCATTGCCATGACCGCCATTGGCGAGCGTTGGTTTGCATCCGAACAGCATTGGGCGGAATACACAGGCAATCCAGTGATGCCAGAAGGCCACTATGGACTTCAAGCAGCGCATGATGAGGAAGTCGAACTACAACGTGAAAACGATGAAGCAACCAAAGACATTGATGGTTTCAATTTTTCAAACGCAATGGGGTTTTGAAATGAGCGACGAGATGGTTAGTGAATTGACAAGGCTCATCGGCTCATTGGCCGAATGTGATGAAACCTTAGATGGTGTGCCTGTCGTGAACCGTGATGGTGTCATTGAAGCCCTTCGTGGTGTGATACAGGATGAATGGATGCGAACAGGTGTTTTGGAGGCGGTTGAATGAACCGACCAAAGCAAAACAGTGGCCCAAAGATGACCACGTATGAAAAGAAACCTAAATCCCGATCCGCAGCAAACAAAGTGTGGGTCATGGTTCATTCAGTCTATGGGCAACCGCCTTCATGGATGAGGATGATTCCCGCCAGAAGATGGTTTGAAAACGAACAGGGCGAGAAGGAGTTCACCAACACATCTCGATGGGAGATTTCTTTTGATGATGAAGGGCAAGACTTATTGATTCTAACAGGTCCAGCGAAAAGTGTAGTGAAGATGCTACCATCCATGAGGAATTGAAATGGCGACACTTGTTGAGTTCCCGAAAGCACCGCTTTCACCGATCATGGTGTCTTTCATGCGATGCAGGGAAAGCCGCCAATTCTTAGGCTCATACGAGGCTCGACCAAGCAAAGGAGATGTTATCGCATTCATCCCGTATCTGGACTTGCCACACTATGCTCTTGATGAGGAACGTGCCATTGCATTCATTGATGAAAACGGCTTTCGGGGCTGGATTTCAAAAGATGACGTATCAGCGAACTTCGATATGATGAATCCTAAACACGTTGATTGTGCGATTTTCTTTTCATCGTTTGCGAGTCAAGGATGGGAAGCAACGCCGATCCTTTGGTCGGCCATTGACTGGAAGAAACACTTCCAATTGAGAACTGATGATGAATCATACGACATGACCCCTGGCGCATTCTTTGGAACTTGTGATTTAGTGACAGATTGCCAATGGTGCGGCCATCCTAAAATGAATGACGGGAGAGGAAATCCGAAAGAGGATAAATGCGAAGCCTGTGAATGGTCGAATAAGGAAGAAGCCGAAGATCAACATTTGAGGGGCATACCTGTGACTATACAGTTAGATGAAACTTTTGATGAGAATAGTTCGTTCTTAGGTGAAGATTGGGCGTGAAGGGATGGAACAGGAACAGGACAAATTAGCCCCTGCGCCTATCCCAGTCCTTGAGATTCCAGAAGCAAGACCACGCAAACCATCGGCCAAAATATCTGCACTTTGGAAGTGCGGCCATCCAGTCGATCTCAATTGGGTTTTAGAGGGATTCCGATATTGCCCTTATTGCGGCAGCAAATATCCTAAAAACAGAATCAACTTGATTGCACGTTGGGTTGCTTATCAGCGTTGGCATATCTCATATCATCGGTATGCAATAACCACTAAAGATATGATTAAAGAACAGTGAGGCTTTAATTGCCGAACCGCTTTGGGTTAAGATAATGTGGCCTTTTGTAAAGCGTGACATCGAAAAAGCCGCAAGGATTCTCAGTGATCACCAGAACTTTATTTCAGCATACGATGAATTGCTTGTTGAATTGTTTGCGGATCGTGGAATGCTTCTTGGCAGCGCACGATTCAAAGATTTGTCGGGCGTTGAACAGTTCGATGCTTTGAATGAGATTGATACTCGAATAATCAAAATTAAAGATTTGAAACAACAGGAGGGATTGAGATACAAACGCAATTTGAAGTCTTAGAGAATGAAACCGAAGATGGAAGCCTGTTTGTATTGATGAACAATCAACCAAACCTTGTGATTTCACCAACAAACAATGCAGGTTGGCGAGAGGTGTTGATCGGAATACATTCTTCATTAGATAAAAAGCAAATACTCAAGGATGTTGAAAAATACTTAGTGGAGGATTTGATGTTCCGTCAAAACAACGACAAACGAGAATGGCGTTGGGAACGTGTTCATGTTGATTCAAGCGGCATGAGGTTCTTTGCTGCCAACGTGAGAAACACTTTGGAGGATGAAGAGGAATGAGGCTTACTTCTCGACCATGTATTCGTAAAGAATGCAATGAGAATGCTCACCCTGGTTATCGTTTTTGTCGCACTTATATTGCCACTAAAAAATGCAGGTTTGAATCGGAGGAAGAATAAATGGGTGATTACACAATCAAAATACACAAATGCCCTGATTGCGGGAATGAAATGAAATTGGCCGATAAGAGGTTCAATCCATTTACAGGAAAGCACGAACAAATAGTTCAATGCAAACAATGTCGGAGGTGGATGTTCAATGACTGAAATGCCACCGCCCGATCAAGAAGACATTGAATGGGCATATTACCTTTGGAACTCTCTATCTGTTGGCGATGGCCGATGGGTTTTGCCGAATGTTGGTGCTTATGTCCGAACTGGCGTTAAGGAACTGACTCTTCGAGAGATTCACTTTTCACACCCTAAAACAAATGAGTTCGGCCAATCGGTCTTTGACAATCACCATTGGATTATGACGCTCGCTGATAACATAGGATGGGAGGTAAAAGAAGCCGTTCTCATGGCGACTGACAATGATGGCGAAATCAACATTCCTGATGAATTGGTGGGCATGGTATCAGTGTGCGCCAATCGGTGTGGCGCAGTATTCCGTGTCGAATCACTGAGTCCAGCACAACAATACGTGAAAGTTCCAGAATCATTGACCTGCCCATGTTGCGGAGAGGAACAAACAATAGAGCCGACATTGAAAGGCGTTCACATTGTTGTTGATGATCGAGGCTATCGAATAAACCAACAGAAAATACAAATTGCGAAAGAGGAAGAATGATGGCCGATGAAAAAGATTTCAAATCGAGGGTTTTTGGTGTCGTCACGACATCGTTCACACCTGGTTTTGAACTTCATGTTATGACAAGTGAAGCATACAATTCAAGAGTATTGAATCTAAGATTGAATCGAGTCGTTCCATCTGTTCGAGGATATACAGGATATACAAAACAAGGCTTCATGCTTTCAAGAGATGAAGCAAGGGCTTTGCTTGATAAATTGGTTGAAGTCATACATGATGATGATGCTTGGGAAGATGAGCCAGATGAAATGGTGGTGATGGATGATGATTGAACGTTGGATTGAGCATCACAATGAAATCATTGCACAGATGGTTGCACGTTTGGATTTACCAGAAGAAACGGCTAATCTTGTAAGCGAACTTTGGAATCGAACACGTTTGAAAGCAGCAAGAGTTCCTAAGTCTTTGATTGTTGATTGTGTTTATTTGATTGCACACATGACAGGCAACAGACGTTCAATCAACGACATGAAAGATGCCGCTATGTCGGTTATTCAAAGACGAACTAAACCATTCAATCAAGATCGGAGAAGGGACAGCGTGATATGGATTGAAACCGACTGGGCGAAAGGTATTGTTCTGGAACTGATACCTGATGAGCAATCGTTTGAAGATTTCTTGAATAGGTGATGGCGTGAACTATCGCCTTTTCAGCGAATCAATACGGGTATGCAAAGCAATACCTAAAGACAAATCAAAGGTCATAAAAAATATGCTTTTGATGTGTCCTTTGAGTCAATGGAAAATTGCATATCTGTGTCATGCCCCATCATCAAAGCATAGGCTCTCCGACGAGGATTTACGGGAAATCTATTTTCTTTTGACCGATCTCTATCCAGAAGAAGTCGAAGAGAACCCCAACCCAATTTCGATGTTGGCCGATTTATCCAAAGCAAACAAAACCGTTGCGATAATAGATCGTGTATTTGAAACGACTCATTCTGTTTTAGAATCATGCGAAAACAATGTTCAACGTGCAAGCCTGATAAGACCTTTGTTTTCAAGGATAACCTCTCAAGACCTTCTTTGCTTCTTTTACCGTTTAAGCAATAGGCAGGGGGCAATCAATAGGCATGACGTGACAAAGGCATTGGCTCATGCTAATGGAGGGCTGATGAGGCACGTGAGGAAAGCATCGTTTTTGATTGGCTTAGAGAAAGTGTGTGATCGGTTATCACGTCAAGAAAGCATTCACGATGTTCTAAGGCCAGCCATAGGAATGCCGATGGTGATTCCATCACCGACGATATGCAATGTTCGAGATATTCCTTTTGGAAGAACTTACTTGGAGATTCCAGAAGGTGAAAGAATGACCTTGCACGTTCTCAAAGACGACATAAGATTGTTCAATGTTGCAGGTGAAAGGATTGATGATGAAGATTCAACACTACAAATGATTGTTGAAGCGTCTGGCGTTAAAGAGGGGATTTATCTTGTCGAATATGCAAGTGGCAGGGATATTGAAATGATGTTTGTTGATTTACTTACTCCTTCTGTTGAAACAATGCCATTTGAAAAGAGGCGTAAGAAGATCGGTTGCCCCAAATGGGCTTTGAAACCGATGAATGAAATTGAAGATGCTACGTTTTATCTTGAACACGTTGGAACTAAACAACCAGTGATCCTGTGGAATGCAAATGGTATATTGACATACGAAAGTTCGGTCTATGAATCAGCGTTGATGAACATTGAGCAAGTGCATAAATCCGTTTTTATGGTGGTTGGAGGGCTATATGTCAAAGAGAATCCGCTTTCCAGGCCTGTTCTTTCCAAATGGCGCATCGCTGTTCGAGATGGAGATTCGCATTATGATGTGGGGCTTGTTGATATTGATCCCACCGTGTCATTGATGAGATTTACAAATCCACACAAAATAATCGAAGGAGAACAGGTTTCAATGAACAGTCCCGTATTTGTCAATGTCAATGTCATTTCATCTGGTTGGGGTGATTACGGGGCTTACATTCAAGGCGTGATTAAAGGTGTCGCCAGTCGTGCGGGACTCAATGACTGTGTGAGCATAGATGAAATTGAAGCCTTAACAAAGAGATGGGATGAAGAATATGGAGATACTGACTAAAATATGGCTTTCATGGACTTCATGGGCTGTAAAGGAAGAGGGGATTAAAGGATGGCTGAGATTAACAATGGTGATGTTCGCAATATCAACACTGAGTCTGGTCTTGCTGATATTGATACTGATTTTTTACCCGATAGCATGGCTTTACAACAAAGTGATATGATGAATACTTTGATGTCGGCTATGTTGCTGAGAGGCGAAATACGCTGCCGACTTTCAACTAAGTTCAAATGCGGTTATGAGGTAAGACCCATTATTTGGTTTTCCAAACGAACCGAAGAATTAGATTCAACATTGGAGAAGATCGGTCTTACTTGGAAACAGACTTTTGTTCGGACTGAGGACATCACAAAATTATGCCATACGTTCTCTCGCTTCTTCAATTTAAGTTCAAAGTCAAATGGCTTGAAAATGGTGGATAGGCTTAATGGTATATTGCCGCAACCCCTTGATTACGAAGAGGTTGAAGAAGCCCTTGCTCAAATCGAGAGCATTAGTGAGGCTTTAAGAACCCAACCTCCTTCGGATAAATCCCAACGGAAGTGAAAACCTATGATGAATGAAGCATTAACCCGAATTAGCAAGCAAAAAGGATGGACTGACGAAGAAACGCTCAAAGCGTTCTCCGAGTTCGTGAAAGAAAATTACCCTGAAATATGGACTCAAGCGGGAACTGTCCTCGCTAATCTTGAAGAAGACGACATGGATTTCTTTTCCTCAGCATTTGAAGTGAACTCAGTCCGAAGAAAGGGTTCTGGCGGTAAAGGCGAAACATGGGTCGGAATGATCGTAGCCTATGATGGAACACGTGACATGATGGAACGCCAGCGTGATACTGCCATTGAAGCAGCCGAAATCAACTTGGGTCAAGCATTACGCTATGGTATCAAGCAAAACGACAGAAGCGTTGGACTTGGCCGTGTTGTCAAGGAAAACAGCGAATGGATTGTGAAAAGTGCTGATGATTCCCTGCTTTACAAGGAATCGGCAACCGATGACAAAGTTCCTCTTTGGGTCATTGCCATCAATAATGGTGCATCCCACATCTGTTTGCTCAAGGCCGACAATCGCTCTCCTAAGAGAGCATTCATGGTCAAGCGCAAGTGGCTTTTCATCGGCAACACCCAAGAGAAGTTCTTGAGCGAAGGTGCTTTGCCTCCTATGACTCTTGAATGTTCTTTCGGTGCGGCTGATGCCGAACTCGAAATGCTTCGACCAATCACCTTCAAGGCTGAAATGGAAAAAGCATGGAAACCTGCTGGATCGGATGAACCAGATGAGAACCAATTGACCGCACTTGACATTGATGCAACGTATGGCCTCGATTGGGTTGAAGAATCAATCCGCCCAAAGGTCGCCTCTTTGTTTGCCCCAGACCAGTTCGTTGCTAATTTCATGCCGTCTGTTGATTTGGCCGATGTCTTTGATTATCACATGGCCGAGCGCAAAATCCTTTCATCTGGTAAGGACTTCGGCCCCCTCTTCGCTATCAGTGGAACTGTTGATTACATTGACCACGCAGGGAAAGAGAATCTTTACACCGAGGGTGGATTCAAACATTCAATCACCCTTACTTCAAACAGCCTCCGAAGAGAGGATGCCAACGCAAGTCTTTGGGTTGATGTGTCCCGACACCTTGTTGAGAAGCAACACGCATTCCAGGTCAAGAAGGCCAGTGGATGGCGTGATTATGCAAGTGGAAGCCGCCTGTGGGTCATTGTTCGCTCTCGAACATGGCAAGGCACTGATGGCAGCGTCAATCTCAACATGGATGCAAAGAGCGTGTATGCTATGCCTCTCCGATCCATCGTCGCTAAAGAAGCCCCAGACGATGCAAACGACATTTCCCACACAAGCAACTTTTGAGGTGATTATATGACTGGAACAGGATTTTTAGACAATTGGAAGCCCGTTGATACGAACAAAGAACCTTCTCAGCAAGAGAAGAAGGCTGAGGCTACAAACCTCCCTTCAACTGCTGAGGTGGCTCAAAACCTCCCCCTCATTTCGGCAACAGGGGTTTCTGTTGCTGAGAGGCAAACAGGAATGGTTTCTGGATTCGCTGCTGAGGACTTCCCAATGGAAGCCCTTGTGGATTCAGCACCATTAGAACTTGAAGAGGATGCAATCGTAGCCTCAGCACCAAACGGTGCATGGTCGCTGCCCCAATCAGCCAACCCTGCATGGAAGCGGATTGCTGCTGCTCGATCAGCCCACGTGCGAACAGACCGCAAGGTTCTTTGTGGCGTTGTCGGACCTCGAAAGGCTGGTAAATCTGGAATGCTCGTTGATTCATTGACTGATGAGGAAGTCGCCAATGGCGCAATGATTTTCCTTGAGGACTTTGATGCTGGCGGTGATTCCACCGTATCAGCACATCACAAGGACAAGCAAGAGAACATCGTTGTCCTCAACCCCTGGATTACAAACAAAGCATCCAAGAGCCGTGTGCCTTTCAATTACCCTGAAACATTCAACAAGACTATGGATGATTTGTTGTATGCGCTTGAGGTCGCTGAATCTCAGGATGAATACTTCAAGATTCACGGTAAAATGCCAAACCCATACCTCAAGACGTTTGTTTTCGACGGAATGGATCATTGGTTGCATATCTGTGGAACTGCAATGAAGATAGAGGATTTGGAACTTGGTGATGATGCGGTTGAGGTTTCTGGTCGAAAGACGGCCACTAAGGTTGGCCGTTTCAACTGGGAGTTCCGAAAGAACCGATACCAAGCAGCCATGAACACATTCCAAGAACTCAGCCGACTAAACGTTCACGTCTATGTCGTCACAGGTCAAAAGCCATCTTACGATTCCAACGGAAACGAAATCATGGGTGCTGATATTGCGGCATGGATGAAAGATACTGAGCGTGACCTCGAACAATTGATTGAGGTTTCTTTAGAGCAAGAAAGAAGCGAGATCGGAGAACTCACAGGCAAAACCATATCAAGAGCGCAATTGAAGTTCAATAGAACCTCCCTGCGCCTCCCTGCGCCAGTTATCCTCTTTGAGCAAGAGGTCGGCACAGACGGTCAATGGTTTGGCTACAAGGGGCTGCAAGACGGTTCCTTTGAGCATCCAGAAGATACCCTTGAACTCATTACTGAGGATTCGGAATGATTCTAAGCGGGGATCAAACCTGCAAGCATCAATGGCGAGCATTGCCTGATGTCAAGTCCGATCCCAATAAGGGATTGACTGTATCTGTTTATTGCTATCAATGCGGCCAATCGGATGTTGCGAGATTGCTTTTACTTGGGGTGAAGAAGTGATGGTTTCTGTCAAAATAGGTTGCCAAATTACCATCACATCTGGCGACATGGAAGATGCGTTTCGTGTCCGAGGCCAGTTGATTGATGACCACAAAATCTCTTTCGATACAGGATATGGTGCTAAGGGCTATGATTGGTTCTTAGACTGGTCGCTACGACATAGCGACGAAATCTCAAGAGAGGATGCTGTGAAACACGTTAAGAAACGTCTTGATGAAGCCAAACTTGAATATGATGTGGTCGTTAAGACATACACGGATGATTGATATTATGGATGAGAAGATCGGTTTGGTTTGTTTTTCAGGCGGTAAGGATAGCACCGCTATGTTGCTGCGTATGTTGGAATTGAACGACCCCGATATGCCCGTCAATCGAATTGTCTTTGCCGATACAGGATTTGAGTTCCCCGAATTGCTTGACTACATGAAAGAGGTCATGAAATATATTAACATGAAATATCCTGAAAAGAACCTTGAACTTGAGATGGTCGGCTCGCCTAAGACCTGGGATGAATGGTTCTATGGCGTGATGAAAAGGGGCAACAACAAAGGAAAACAACGTGGCGCACCTCTTCGAGCATATCCTTGCTACTGGGCGAGAGAAGCAAAGGTTCAGCCTTTACAGAAAGTCGCTAAGGAAGCGGATTTTGCATACATTGGAATCGCTGCTGATGAAGCGCACCGTGTCGGAAAAGAGGATGATCCACGCAACGCCAAGAACAGATACCCATTGGTTGAATGGGGATGGACTGAGAAGGATTGCATTGAATACCTTGATGGACTCGAAATGGTGAACGAACTTTACGTTCACTTTGACCGCTTAGGATGCTTCCATTGCATCAAGCAACCGCTTGAATCATGGTGGAATCTATGGCGTGGCTATCCTGATTTTTGGGAGATAGCCAAGCACTGGGATAAGGAGAGCGTAAAAGTGAGCAATCATGGCCTCCGATCCATGAAGCCTGGAAAGGATGGTTATTTGCTTGAAGAATTGGAAGAACGATTCAAGAAAGGCTACAAACCCCCATCAAAGAAAGGAAAGTTCGATTGTAAATCATGCAAAGCGGTTTCTTTTACTGCTCTCGGTCAAATGAAGTTAGAGGATTTTGACAGCGATGATGCGATAGAACGTATTGATGAGAAGTTCATTGATGAAGAACCAACCGCTTGCGAAGTATTGCTTGAGCCAGAAGAGGACATCACCTGTGATATTGTAGGGGGGTCTTTTGATGAAAATTGATAGATCATGGTCAATGCCAAATGCACTTACATTTTCAATCCAACCAATAAAATTGTTTTTGGAGGAAGAAATCAAAGGGGAGGAATGGGCTGATCCATTCGCAAGGAATACAGATTTGGCGAAATACACAAACGATCTTAATCCCAACACCAAAGCCCAATCTAATTTGGAAGCATTGGACTTTTTGAAAACTTTTGAGAATGATTCCCTTGACGGAGTTCTTTTTGATCCTCCCTATTCCCCACGTCAAATTAAGGAGGTGTATGATAAAATAGGAATCCCTCTCCATGATACAAAAAGTTCGGTTTGGTCGAATTGGAAAAAAGAAATAGCCAGAATAGTAAGACCTGGTGGAAAAGTCATATCATTTGGATGGAATACCTGCGGTATTGGTTTGACACTCGATTTCAAAATAGAGCGCATATTGCTTGTATGTCACGGTGGCAACCATAATGATACAATCGTGACACTTGAAGTGAAAGGCGATAAAGCAAATTACCCATCGGCAAAACAAACGACTCTTTTTCAGGAGGGGGATAAATGAAAATTAGACCGCCTCAACCAAGACCAGTTCCCGTAAGCGGAGATTTGTATTCAACATACGCATGGCATCCTGAGATGGCCGATGATAAAATACTCCGTGTGAGTAAATCATCACTTGGAACATTTCAAACCTGCGAGCAACAGTATTTCATCAAATATGTGCTTGGAGTCAAAGAACCTGAAAACGATAACATGATTCGAGGAACAAACGTGCATGACGCATACGAGTTCATTATGGATCGTAGCCTTGATGTTGAATACGCAACACAGATGAAAAATGAACATGGCTATGATGGTGTAAGAGGATATTTTGAATCTTTAATCCCTCTTGAACGACTCAAGAAAGGATGGGATGATGAATACGCTTTGCCGACAGGCGAAGATTATCATTTGGGCGAGCCTGAACACCTATCTCGATTGATGGAGTCCGAAGCAAAGCGGTTCATGGGTTCAAACCCAAATGCGTTTTTACCAGTTGGAAACGAACTTGGCGTTGATGCAATCGTTGAACTCGATATTAACGGAACAAAGGTTCAGGTTCACTTAAACGGATTCATTGACCGCCTGTTCATGGATGATAACGGCGACTATCACGTTCACGAATTGAAAACAGGACTATGGAAAGACAAGAAAACCAAGTATGAAAGCATGGCAAAAGAAATGGCTTTCTATGTGTATATGCTCAGTAAATCGCAGCAACCGAATCATGGTGGCGTGAATATCCGCTATTGGGGTTGGGATCATACAAAGGGCATCGAAGGCTCTCCTAATGAGATATACCGCTTTATTGAACCTGTCAAGGCAGGTATTGTTGCCGATATGCTCACCGATCTCAAAGCACTTGTTTCAGCACATCTCCGCTACAAAGGAGATTTGAATGGAAAGCACTTTGCTACAAAGCCAGTTGGTGCTGAAAGGTATTTTTGCCAGCCCTGGTGTGGAGTCAAAGGTTTCTGTCCTAAATATGAACGTCACATGATGCCCCATGAAATGAGGGCAAAATCGGAGGGGAATTGATGTGCGATATATCAGCCTGTTTAGTGGAATCGAAGCCTGTTCTGTTGGATGGAAAGACCTCAACTGGCAACCAGTCGCTTTCGCTGATTTCGATGAGTTCCCATCAGCCGTTCTCAAGCATCATTATCCAGAAGTTCCAAATGCGGGGGATGTGTTGAAACATGACTGGACTCAATACAAAGGAAAATGCGAACTCATTGTCGGAGGAAGCCCCTGCCAGTCTTTCTCCCATGCTGGAAAGCGACTTGGAATGGATGATCCACGTGGCAACCTCGCCCTTCACTATCTCCGAATTGTTAGGAACATTCAACCGAGGTGGTTCATTTATGAAAACGTGCCAGGTTTATTGTCTTCAAACGAAGGGGAAGATTTCGCCTCCTTCCTCGGAGAAGTGGCGAAACTCGGGTATGGGTTCGCATACCGAGTTCTTGACGCTCAATACTTCGGAGTTCCCCAACGAAGGCGAAGAGTCTTTGTTGTCGGATGTGCTGATGGAGATTGGCGAAGTGCCGCAGCGATTTTATTTGACAAGTCGAGCATCAGCAGGGATCTTAAAAAGAGCAGATCGAAGAGAAAAGGTGCTACCCTCTTCTCTCAGGGAAGCGTTGGAGATGAGAGCAGGGGATTACCTCAGCGAAGAGGAATAGTTCATTGTGAAAAAGTCGGACCAACAATGACGAGTTCTGGTCCACCGTATTCACGGACTGGAAACGAAAGAGTTGAGCATGAGGCATTGGTTGTGCAAAAGGGAACTGGTGTTGATTTATACAACCAAGAACTTACTGGCGATGTGCATTGCCCATTAAGAACGGCTGGCGGGCATGGCGCACCTGCGGTTATGCAAGAGGTTTTGGTTCGCCGCCTCACGCCGATGGAATGCGAGCGATTGCAGGGCTTCCCTGACAACTACACACAGATTGCATGGAAAGGAAAAACTGTTGAAGAATGCCCAGACACTCATAGATACAAAGCATTAGGCAATAGCATGGCCGTTCCAGTCATGCGATGGATCGGAGAGAGGATTGATATGTTGGATTCAATAGACCTTTCAAATCGGGATAATCCCAAAGCAACTAAACAGATGAAATTATGGTGATTATATGGCTCTATTCAATCATTTCCCACGTGAAATTGACATGAGGACTCGAAAGGTTATCTCCACCGAAAAACAGTTGCAGCACTACATCAACACCACCAACGGCAAGGGAAACCTTACAACGACTGTGTATGGATTTAGAGCGTTGAAGCCTAAAGGAAACCGATGTGAATACAACACGGCGATTATCCCTCACTTTGTTATGGACTTCGATGCCGATCAAGGTGTTCGAGTTCACGGACTGGATGAGAAAGTCGCAAAGGAAAAGTGCTGTGATGAGGTTTTGACTCTTTCAAAACATTTCAAAAGAAAAGGCTATCGCCACGCTATTTGGTTCACTGGCGGAGGATTCCACATTTGGACTAAACTTGACAGGGAGTATGTCTTGCCACCTGATAAGATGGCCGACTTGCTATTCTCAGGCCGAATGAAAATCAATGAATGGGTCAAGCAATACAATATGAAAACTCTTGATCCTGTGGTATCGTTTCGACCAGACAGGCACATACGCATTCCAAACACATACAATTTCAAACGTCAAATCTGGGGCATCCCAATTCAACATGAGGATTTAGAACAAGGTTGGGATTTTATCGTTGAGAAAGCCGACAACCCCCTCCCTGGTATGCACCTCTATGATGGCCGAGGAATGCAACTTGAAATTGTTGAACGTGATTCTGTGGATATGTTCAAAGGGAGATATAACAGCGAAACAAGAACATTTGAGATGGAGGATTTAGAAGTTGATATTCAAAGAATCAATAACATTCCAATGCTTCCCTGTTTGGCTCAAGCAGCCTGTGAGAAGGGCAGCAACCCTCCACACAAGCCACGATCTTACTTGATGATGTATCTAATGGACTATTTCAGGAACTTCGCCAGACCTGCGAGAGAGGCCATAGTTCCCAATAGCGAGGTCTTGACATTGACTCACGCATTCATACGTTCTTTAGAATGGTCGGATTATAGCCCAAAAGAAACCTCAAAATACCTCCAACATGGTGTTGATCGGTATTATTTGACTCCAACTTGCCCCACGATTTACCATGAGGGATTGTGCGTTGGCAAGTGTCCGTATTATGATGAAAAGGGGGCAACCGCATGACAGAAGAACAAGAATTAGAAGAAATCCGAAGAAAGAAAGCCGAAGAAATGCTACAAGCACACCATAAGGGTGAAGCACCGCCAGAAGTGTTAGACTGGTCATTCCGTCGAAACAATCAATCTGGCTTCTTTGAAATATGCCAAAAAGAAAACATGGTTGCGATAACTCAAGACCCAAATTGGGCGAACTTGGTCGTGGATATGTTGAACAGTATAACTCTCGCACAACAGGTGGTTGGCGATGGCAACTGAAAGAATACTCTTCATTGACAATCGAGAGCGTTCAGGCTTGGAAGGTCTTGTCATCAAGTATTGTGATAAGAAGAAACTCAAATATGAAGTTCGACAAACAATCATCACGGATTATTCGTTTGCTGATGTGGGAATAGAGGCTAAATCAATTGAGGACTACATGAGCAGTATGTATTCTGGTCATCTCGAAAGACAACTGCAAAATCTTGAGGACAATTATACAAATCCAGTTCTTTTGATTCATGGAACGCTCGATCAGTATGTTGCTAAATCGGTTAAGAGAGGAAGAAAGATTCGATACCCAACCGCATTTGCATCATTCACTGGCTCGCTTGCTCGCTATCACACCGACTTTGACGTTTCGATTTTAATTTTCCCTGATAAATCCACAGCAGCACGTTTCATCTGTAAGCGTTTTGAGAAGCATGGAACGCTTGGGTCATCATCAACATACAAATTGCTTAGAAAAACCGCTACTGAGGATATGAGGATTGATATTTTGCAGGGTGCTGGTTGCAGCGTAGCCATCGCCAAACGCTTACTCGAACAATACGGATCAGTTATTGAAATCTCATCTCTTACTGAAAAGGAACTTCAAATGGTTGAAGGGATTGGCAAGGTAAGAGCAAAGAGAATCCTTGCATCTTTCAACAGTGAAGAACCAATTGCTCAAGAGAAAGTGAAGATGTCGAGGGCTTGATTTAGTGAGGCTTCATATACCCTACTTACGGTGGATAGGGATGCCCAAAGAACAACAGGAGGAAACAACATGATATTGAAACCCACATCGGACTCAGGAGATCGCAAATGGTTTGACTACTCGCTCGTCAAGACACCATACGAAGGAAGCAAATACATCAAAGAATACATTGAGAGATTCAACACTGTTTCTTTCTTCAATGAGTTCGCAGGTATGCTCTCTTTGTTCTATGTAGTCGGCCAAGTTATCTCTCCTTATGTTCGAGTTCCAATTCACGGAACTCATCTCGACACCAGGGTTCACGTCTATTGGATTCAACAATCAAGAACTGGTAAATCAGCAGCCTATGAGTTCACCAAGCAATTGCTTGACGCTTGCGAGGTTGAAAGTGCTAAGTTCACATCTGGTTCGGATGCAGGGCTTTTAGGTCACGTTGATGCTGAACCTGAGTATGATGAAGCGGGAAAGCCAACAGGGAAAATGAAGTATGTCGTCACCAAAGGTTTGCTTAACGGCTACAAGACCCTTCTATTCGATGAAGCAAGTGTTTTGCTTGATGATAAAAAGTCATACTTCTCGGAAAAGATTCTGTATCTTCAAGAGGCGATGGCCCCCATAGGATCGGCGACAAACAATTTGGCTAAGGTTTTGAAAGGTGCTGATATTCAAGTGACTTCTGGTGTATCAATTTGGGCGACGACATTCCCTCCAAAGGACATCATGCACCACGTATTGGAAAAGGGATTCTTCCAGCGTGTATTCCTATATCAAAATGACGTAAGCAATGAATTGCGTCAAACCACCAGCGAACACCGACTTCAAGGCACTTATGTTCCCGTTCCTGAGAAGGTATGGGGGTATGATGCACTTGCCGCATTTATCCTCGAAAGAAGGGATGATGTGCGAACACGTTTATTGAAAGCGGCTAAAATGACCCTTGAAGAATGGGATGAGTTGGAGGATTATGATAGAGATATGATTGCCAATCGTCATTGTTATGACATATTTACAGTTGATGAATCATACCACGCAGCGTTGCTCAATGCGACCACCGACTATTATGAATTAGTCAATCAAATACACGATCCAAACGTCAAAGAAACTGCTACATCTTTCATTCCAAACATAGAGAACTACACAATCACATTTGGAAACATTATCGCAACCATCATGGGTTCGACAGTGATCACAGCCGACCACATAATGATGGCAACTGAAATTATCTATGACAACTTGCACAACCTGGTTATCTGGCTCGAACAGAAACAGGATTTCAAAGCAAAGAAAAAGCGTGATGCAAGCCTCCACGAATGGAAAATTGCATACAACAAATGCAAGAAGTTGGCACATTCACGTTCAAAGCGTGAATGCGTTGCGAAGAAGGAATTGGAAAGTGTTTATGCCGTCAATCAAGGTGTAAGCAAAAAGACGGCTGAAAGAAGGTTGAAGAAATTGACTGAATCCCCTGATGCTGACAGGCTCATGGATGGTCGAAATGCTTTCATAGCAATGAATTGGTGATGACATGAAGCGTAAAGTTGAGAAGTTCTTAACAGAAAACAACATACTCCCAATCGCCATTTTCTCATCAACAGAAGCAGCCGAATTAGAAACAGGATATTCCGATCCATCTAAGTTCTCTCTTGACATGGTGATGGTTCACAAAAGCGATTATTTCCATGTGTTTCAAGACATCACCGAACAACAATTTGTCATTCAAGAACAAAGAGTAAAGTCGCATCCTTTCAGCGAGTTGCCATCATTTATTGAAGGAATGACTCTATGTGGTTATGATTTAGAGTTCACAATAAAATTGCTTGATGCTAATTGCCGACCCAGTGAATCGGCTCATGTCTGGGGCAATCCAAACCCAATTGATTTATCGAAAATGATAACAGACGTGACAGGAAAAAGGTATAAATTATTCAATTTAGCCTTTTGGAACGCCTGTGAAGACGCATCAAGAATATCTCATGTGTTTCAATTTAACAAATTAAAAATCATAACCGATTGGTTCAATGGTTCAAAAAGAAACATTGTCAAAAAGTTGAGAAGTGAATTAAAATGGGTATCTCAATTGACTTATCGAATGATCAAACATAAATCCCTGAATGTAAAGGATGAAAACGGCAAGCACAAAAGAATCAAATTAGGGTCGGAAGAGGAATGAAAGAGTATCGTGATCGGGTAATGCAAACCTGTTCGAGTTGCGATACCGATGTTTTGGCAATTCGTATAAACGGGTTTTATGCGGGGAGTCGAGATAGAATCTTTTTATGGGAATGTCCTTTGTGTCAATTTATCTGGCGCAAGCCAAAACCTGTGGTGAAAAACAATGACGTGTGATTGCGATACCTGCAACCTCTTAACCAAAACCGTTATTGGGCGTGAGAAAAAGCCAACCCCCGATGCAAAGAAAGGAAAGCACGTGTGCGGTCAATGCAATGGAAAAGGCTCAACTCCTAAATGCGATGGATGCGGCTTTGAAAGCACACCATACGGAACGATGAGGGCAACAAAACCTTCGCAATGGAGGAAACGTTCTTTTACAAAGTCCGACGAACTATTGGTTGATGCTTTACTCAAAGGTAAAAAGAAGTCAAAACCATTTCACGGCTACAACCCAAACAAGCATAGCCGTAAAGGTGGATTAAATGCAAAGGGTCGAGCCAAGTTCAAGCGTGAAGAAGGTGCAAATCTCAAGCCCCCAGTCACCACTAAACCAAGCAAACTCAAGGCTGGATCGAAGAAGGCCAAGAGGCGAAAGTCTTTTTGCGCTCGAATGGGTGGAGTCAAAGGTCCGACCAGTAAAGGTGGCAAAATGACTCCGAAAGGTGCAGCATTGAAAAGGTGGAATTGTTGATGGTTTTTCAAAGAGCATGGGATTTGATGAAGGCCGATTGGTGGGAAACCACGAATGATGAAGAATTAAAACCTCCAATGAGCGAAGAACAACTCAAGGTCATGAATGCCTATGCAGGGAAAGGTGGTGCGCCGCCTCATCTTATTGCTGCACTGGCTGGTTCAGGAAAAACCCAAATGATTGATCCTCCGTATCGAATGCACGACAAAGGCGACATCATGAGCGTTGAAATGCGTGAAAAGATGAAAAGATTGATGGAAGATGGTTCAGGGAAAATCATAAAGCCCAATCCTGAGTATCGAATGCACGACAAAGGCGACATCATGAGCGTTGAAATGCGTGAAAGGATAAAAAGATTGATGGAATTGGAAGAGGATTGATTGAATGTCTAACACCAATCTGGCTGAGGGTCATGAAAAAACGGCTACGGGTGCATCAACCTATCAAAACGATGGCCTCCGTGATTCCGATGTCCTTACCAGCCCATCATTGACAAACAACGTTGAACGTGGACTTGGCAACGGCGTGATTCCGATCACCCTCAACCGATATGATGAAGCGAATAGAAACAACCCTGTTAGCGGCAATTGCTGTGTTCGACCAAACGGAACATTGGGAAGCACCTCGCAACTTTATGTTGATGCTGGCGTAGTTCAACTCGATGGAATGTTTTTCAACGTCGGTTCTGGCTCAGTGTTGGATATTGCGGCTGCAACGAACTATCAATCAACATATCATGGTTCAGCCATACCCAACGGAACAAACCCTGGAGATGAGGCAATTCTCTTGGCTTATGTTGATCCTCGCAAACCAAGTAATGTTGGCTTCACTTACGGTTCGTATGTTGATACTGCCACAGGGCTATACCCTCAATCCCCTTCAAATCACCTTGTCTTACAAAATACAGTCTTGGCAGCAGTTCGAGTCGGCAAGGGTTCATCTGGGCCTGTTATCCTCGCCATAGAGGACAAGAGGGTGTTTGTTCGCCCTGGTCCAGTTGCTTTGTCGGCAATTGAGCATAGCGACGGTTCGGAATCTTCTCTAAGGAATGATTTTGTCGCAGGTTTCAATGCCGCCAACTTGCCAATCACCGATCTCGGAGTCTTATTTGCACGAAATCCTAATGGTTTCTTTTCCACAGTTCAAGGAGGCGGTCAAACTCACTTATTTTATCAATCCGATGTGGGGGTTGGTTTGCATCCTGGCGGCGGTGGAACATATCAATTAACTCCCGTTCACAGAACATCAAAAACAACTGCAATTCCTTTCACCCCAGGTGCGCCAAAGGTTTTACCTTTCGGCGCAGCAGCACCAGCAGGGCTTCTTTACAAGCCATTGTTAAGTGAAGAGGATGGGGTCGAACCTTTGGTTAGCGTGGATGTATTTGACGGTGCAAACAACTTTTTAGGAAAGTTGGTTCATCCTCATCATTTCGCTATGAATGCTGGCGATTTGACACTTCTCGATCCCGCACCGCTTGGAATACCTGCTGCTTTTGTTCATATCACTTATGTTCATTCGCAACACGCTTGATATACTTGAAACGATGCGGCAACTTTGTTCGCATGATGCAATTAGAGCATGAAATCTTCTCCTATGACCGTTCATGGGAACAAATCGAACAGATGTTAGTTCGTGCGGAATCTAAGCAAAACGACTGGATTCTCAAGTTCCATAAAGCAAAGCAAAACAGCGACAAAGACATGATGAAAGAATGCGCTCGAAACAAGAAAGCATTGGAGGGTGTAATCAAGACCCTCCGATGGACTCTTGGTGATCGTAATGTGCAAAACCCGTTGAGTTAGTTATTTCCTCAACCATTCGTGGTGCATCACAATTGAATAAATCCAAATGATTGTGGCAACGATGACAATTGGGATTAACACCTTATCCAGATTATCCATTTTCTTCGCCATCAGTAATCAAAAAGTCTTTTTGTTTTCAATCCTCTTTGAACGTGTTCAGGATGATTTCTCAATCCAAGAACTTCAACTACGGGTCTTGAGTTGCCCTTTGGTTTTCTCATCCATGTATGTGCATCGAAACCACTATCCAGCAGATCTGCAATCATCTCTTCGTTGGGCAAACCTGATTTTGGACCAACCAAATAATTTGAATAAAGAACTGGCCCGTCATGTTCAGCACCAATCCTTATGGTGTCTCGTTGAAGTTGGTCATAACCCCCACCTGATAGTTGTTCATCCGAACCTCCATATTGGTGCATTCGGTCAATATATTGAGGGTCGAGGTAAAGGTATTCGTCGCCTTGTAGCAATTTATGTGTGTCTCGAAGATCCCCAGTATGAATCTCAACATCACGCATCCTATCTGGGTATGCGCTCAAATCAAGACCTCCGACTTTGTGCGGCATAACTCTCACCGAACTCTTACGCCATCCTTGTTTATCCATAATTGGTCCTTCGGTATATCGTGAACCACCATACCATTCAGGATAGTTTTTCCTTTGTTTTTGATTAGGATATTTCAAATTGCCAAATGCTTGATGATTTGTTCCAATGTAATGAGATGCGAGTTCCGATAATTCATCGCTTGACAATTGTTCTCCTTTCACATCACGCCTAAATCTCAAATCATTCATTCTTGAAACCATCTCAGCCATACGCTCTCTTGTTTTTGGGATTTCAACGACCCCTAAACCATCTTTTAAGTGTTGAAATGCGTTAGTATTATCGGGGTTTATGTCTGCATAAAAACCAGTTCCCCTGTTCATACCGAGAATTGTCGAACCGCTTCCCCCATAAAGTTCAGCAGGTCGGGCATTAGGGAAAAAATCGGCAAGACCCCTAATGTATGGCTGGATTTGTGTTTTTCCACCAACCCAGGGCATCATTGCTGGCAACATCTCGCTGCTTGATTTGAAACCTGGATTTTTATTTATGAAATCATCAAGCCCTCGATCTGACATTCCTTTCCACGATTTATGCCGATAGTTTCCGCTTTTATACGGGAATGGGAATGGCGACAATTGTTTGTTGCTTCCCCCCCATCCTTCAATTTGCTGATTCAATTTAGGCATCAAATCATCCATGCTGGAATAGGCTCGCCCCTCATGAAAAATGTCGGCTTTCATCATATCCCATGCAGCATCAAAAATCATATCAAGCCTCACCTCTTTGTGGAGGCTCTTTTGCCCCCTGCGCCTAATTGACGGCGCATGGCTGGCCGAACAGTTCCCCTGCTTTTATTGCGCTTATATCGTCGTTTTGTTCGCTCACGTTTGACTTTACGGGATATATCCCAGATTCTATGTTCGGCCTGTCGGTATGGCCTGTCACCGATGTTTGATTGCGTGTAGCCTCGAAAGCGACCTTTGATGATTGAATCCCATACGGCTTCAAATGGATCGCTCTTAACCACCGTTGGCTTTCCACCAACGCCCTGTGGCTTTGAACGCTTTCTTCGAGTCATAGCCTTCTTCTCCTTTGAACTGATGCCACGTGTCGTTTCAGGGGTCTTGCTGCTGACCTTCTTTGATGGTCGGCACTTGGGATAGCCTTTGCTATCAGTCTTTGCGTCACTACGGCCACAGGGAGGGTGGTTGCCGTCTTTGTCCTTACTGCCAACATCCACCCACTTTTCTTTGAACCATCGCCTCAAATCCTTTGAGATGAGATCGGCGATAGGAACGTCAATCAATTATATCACCTTTAGAATGTATAATCCCACGCAATGGTAAATGCCTTTTTCAAATCATCAGGATGCTTGCCTTCTTTTTTGAGGTCTTTGTAGCATTGACACATAGGAACTTTTGCGGAACATTTCATAATTCCTTTTTTCATACAAGCGCATGGGTTTTTTTCAGTTGCACCACAGCAACATTCTTTTTTCTTCAACTCAACCATGACATTCACTCCTTGCTCTTTTTCTTCCAGCCGCCGCCTTTGGATTTATACCATTTAGAAGCCCAACCGTTAGCGTAGGCTGATGGATAAACCTTGAACTTAGAACGTGCCTTTGATTTGGCTTGCGACCAAAGACCAGGGTTGGTTGGGGCGTTGTCGCCCTTCTCGTCGCTTTTCATCAATTCCCATGTCATCTCAAATGGTTCATCAATCCGTTTCTTCATCATTCCTTGAACCGCACCACCAACAGCCCCTCGAACTGCTGGATTCTTTGCTGCTGCAACTCCGACTCTCGCCGCACCTGCAACCACTGGGGCTATCTTTTCATCGTTCTTTTCTTCGGATTTTTTATCGGACACTATCTCACTTCCATTAGAATATCAATTCGGACTTCATTTGTGCCGTTCTTGTTTATTGGCATGAATGTTGCCCTAAAGGATGGTGAGTCAAGAGGGTTTTCCCCATGAAGAACAACTTCGGTAATCGCCTGTTCGCTGCTCAATTGCGAATCGAACAACGCACTAACTGAGATGGTTCGATCATCAATGCGTTGAACCAGTGTATTTTGACTCATCTTTGTATTCCCTGCGCCTCCATCACGGCTTGAGGCATCGGAAGCCCCAGAACCAAGTGAACACTTCTTGATGAGCGTTTGGAGGTGGTCGGTCAAAGCGGCTTTTAGGGGGTCGAGGACTGGCATTATTTCATCTCCTTCAATGAACTTTTCACATCATGCCTTCTTGCTTCGCAATAACTTGTTTTGGGGTCCATGCACATATAGGCAGGTTCAACATAACGGCCACTTGAACCAACATAACCATCTTGATGTTCCATCGGACCCCTACATTCAGGGCAGGGCATAGGAACTTTCTTATTGGTATTGAGGCGTTTGACCCCTGATTTCATCAAATCCCATGATTTTCCAAATGCTTCTTCATTAGGCCAGGGTCCGTAATGTGAATGCTTCATTGCCTGTTCCATCATTTGTTCCAGCGTGTATTCACGCATTGTATCACGTATTGGCTTTGCATTCATTTCATAAAACATACGTGGTATATCGCCTGATCCTTTGAATGAATTGGATTGGTCGTGAACAAATTGCATTGTTGGAATGTTCCCACCCCATTCTTCGGGCATCGGTTCAGGAAACTCAAGTTCCTTATCATAAGCAACATAGGCATGAGAATATGGTTCACCTGTTTTGGAATGCGTTATGTCGCTATGAATCAAACGTGGGTTTTTCCAATCAGGATTTCCAGTCATAAGTGCTTGAAAAGCGCATTGATAACAGTTCCCATCGCTCATTTCATTCCATCCCTTCTGGTATTCCCTGCATTCGTTCATACCACCTTAGAGGTGGGCATCCTCCGCAAGTGCATGGGGGCAAAGGTTTCATCCATGCTCTCGAAGAATCTTCCCTGTCATTTTCATACCGTGTTTGACTCATCATACAAGGGGTGTTCAAAAAGTCCAACTCATTCTGTGTGGACTCTTGCCCATCCTTTAATTTCCCAATATCAACAAGGTGATTAAGCATTCGTCGATCATCAAGGCCAATAACGTCTGGTGCGGGGTGGTTTTCGTGAGTCCATTTTAATTCCGATAATTTATCGTGGCGACATTTTTTACACATAGAAGTTGCGAGATGTTCATGTATTGGAAAGTCGGGACTTGAAGGGGGTATGTCGGGGTCGTGCATTAACGGGTATTGTTCTTCGCAACGCTTACAAGAATTGCTCAAATAAGGCGTTGGTGATTCATCATCAAACTTGATAAACGCCCATGTTTGTTCAAATGCGCCCATATCATTTCACCACGAAGTTGCGACTCTTACTCATGCCGATAGGGAACGCTCTTTTATTATCATCCCTAACACCTATCTTCCCAAGTCCGTTTTTGTGTTTTGCACCGATGATGAAACCTGTTTCATTGACGTTGCGAACACGGATTCTGTGAACTGAAACGACATTGACTGATGCCGACATAGTGAGGTTATCTGTGATGTCCTTATCACCTACGCTTTCGCTCAAACCGCTTATGTCAATCGTATCTGTCTTGACATCGGATAACAGACCTTCAATTCCTTTTTCATACTGGCCGATCACCAAATCGGAACGTAGTGATTGGAACTTATGTTTTGCTTCAAACACAGCGAACTTTCCAACGACCCCTTGATTTGGTAAATTGACATCTATGATGTCGCCAGCAACAATAGAAGTGGCGTTCATCAATCCTTTTATGTTAATCATCGGCGCACCGTTTTCAGCCCTTGCTAAGAGGGTTTTAGCCAACTTTCTTGCGGCTGCAACGCTCTTGATTCCAGGTATGCTTTGTCGAAGCGTCTTGACTACACCCTCAGCCCCGCTTGCGGCGGCTTCTCGGATTTTCTCGGTATCATGAACTCGAATGAATACAATTTCATTCCCTGCGATAACGTCACCAACAATGACGATTTCATTTGGCGAATCAAATAACTTGCTGACTTCAATGAGATCGGAACCGTTATCGCTTCCAATACGCAAGCCTCTTTCTTTGAATACATCATTTGAGAAGAGTATGGTTCCGTTCTTTTCGCTCATTATTTGCCGACCATCAAGTTGTGAAAGGTTTCTCATAACCTCCATTGTGTTCAGTCCTCTCGTATCACGTGCAACGTAGCGTGTGCTGTGATCATTGATTTGCCTAATCATAGGATGTGCGCCCAAATAATTTTCAACATCTCTTGTGTTTTTATGGAACTCATCTGTTGGCGTGATTGATACGCCCGATTTATTGCCCCCTGCGTCATTCAAGAGGTGCAAAGCGGCATCTGTGGTTCTAATGCCAATATAGCCCAATTGCCCCGATAAGACCCCTCCAACGGCCATTCCTGATTCGCTCAAACTTTTCTTAGACATACCCTTGAAGTTCATGAGGGTATTTTTCTGCACTTGGGTAATCTCAGCAACACGCCATTTGATGTTGTTTGAATCAATCAAATAAGGGGGGAAGTAAGATGGCGACAATTTAGTTCCATCAACATAAATATCCTTTGAACCATTCAAATGCTCAATAACGCCACGATCCTTGCCATCGAATATGTTGAATGCTTGTTGTGAAACCATAAAGAAATCACTGGGTTCATAGTGCATAAGACCACGATAATTCAAAGCGGTTTTGCTCACAGTATTTCTTATCTCATCGAAATGATACCATGATTGCGTTTGTATCTTCATTGCGACAACTGCATTATCAACAAAGGTTGGAGACACGGCTTGCATAACAACAGGGTTGCTTCTTACATCCTTTATAGTGCGAATTGGCATATCTGTGGGATGGTAAGTGTGCGATACATCCGAATAATACAAAACAAACCCTGTGTAATCGCTCACGGCAGCATTCAATTGATTATACAATAGATAACCGCTAAAATCAAAAGTAAGGTCGTTTCCAGAACGTGTGTATTTCAAAAGCCCTTTGAAATCAAGGGCAAGGAGATAACCTGCTGCTGGAAGAACCGATCCTTCATCAACTGAATACACGCTTCCCCCTTTATGAGCAACTACGGTGACATTTGGGTAAATCCTCAACGCTTGTTTTGCTTGTGTTGCTTTTGATTCTTTGGCGTGTATTGAATGATCTCCCATTATTCCATTTTGAACTGAATACTTGGTTTCCGACTGATAGACTGGTTCGCCACCGCCAGTATGAGTTGCTTGTGAATAGCGAGCCTCAATCTTTGAGTTAAACTCTCCTGAATCATCGAATCGGTGTGCATCGGATTTGAAATGTTGAAGCATATTTGCAGTAGGTATGAGATGCCAAGTCACGTCGTAATCGTTTGCATCTGGATAATCCATTGTAAAGGCCGAGGTTGCGGAGGTGATAGGTTCGATGCCATTGACCCCTCTCAAAGCATTCATTTCAAAGATTCCATACCGCTTGTCACGTGCAAACGGCTGATGATTAAATCCAGCCGTTGAAATCTTACATCTTGGTCCGAGAGTCCAACCGTCTTGTAATACATCGGATGCAAAACCAAACATTTTCAACGGCCTTACAGGTCTTACAATGTAATCAACATACCTTCTGGTTGGGTGAGAAGGAGTTGCCTTTCCATTGCCGCCATCCACTTCTGTTCTCAAAGTGTCGCTATCTTCTTCACGCCTCAAGTATGTTTTTCGGAGAATATATACTCCGCCCCATGCGGGAAGATCGGAAACGCCACGAACAGCCCAAGCGTCTAAAGCGTGAGTCTTGAAATCGCTTCTGGTCGTATCGCTTGAAAATGCCCCCAACACATCACCTTTAGCCGAATTGGAATCTGGACTCCATGTTGGCTTTTTAGAGAAATCAGGTTTCGTTGATGTTGAACCTGTTCCATTCGTCGTAAATCCGCTATTTGCGAAGTAAGTATTTATGACGTGCGATGGAAGAACTGGGAATTGATAACCCAACATTTTGTCGGTATGCAGCGAAACTGCTCTTGTTCCAACAACTGCATAATCCACGTTCTTATTTTCTTTACGCTCACTTTCAACCTCCATAACCAATCCTAAGCGTGGTTCTGTTCGAGATTGTATCTGTCGTGTATCGGAGATTTCAGCCATTAAATCTGGAGTCACACGTGAAATTGCATTTGAAGCGATTTCGGCCTCAGCAATTCCGCCTGGTGGATATGAAAAACGCCCTTTTGTTTCATTTATGGCGTGATAGTTAGCGTGTAAAGCGTTGCCTCTAAGATGGTAAAAGTTGCTTCCATGACCGAATCTTCTATCATCAGGAGTCAAGAATGCACCTGCTGAATCCTGTTGAGGATAACTTGGGCTTCCACTTCTTTGAACAAGGTCAATGAAAGGATCACTCCCTTTGTTGATTGGGATTGTATCAACTGGGTGCAGTATTCCTGTATGTGACGATGATGCCGATGTTGATATTGAAACTCCGTATTTTCGAGACAAGTATGCTTCAACTTCATACTGTTCAGCCGTAGTCAAATCTCGATCATAAATAATCACCTCGGCCATTTGACCCGTTAATTGGAATGACCCGACTTTGCCGAGCATTGGTGTGCTTGTTGTTGCCGTTTTCTTAGTAAATACCGCACTTGATGTTGCCTCGGATTTGCCATTAACAGATAATGTTTGAGTTGTTGTTCCCCCACCTGCCCCGTTGCTTCCCTGCATTTTCAATGTCACTATCGAAGGTGTGTTTGGAACTACGGTGTCGGCGGCGGCTGAAATTATTGTTTGCCCAGAACCAGTTCCAGTTCTCCATTGCCAATAATTGTCCGAACCACTCATCTTGGCGTAAAGAAGCCACCCAGTATTCCCATTCATATTATCTATGATTCCATGATATGCGTTATTGTCCGAATCAACAGTTGATACAACAAAAACAGTCATGTTATTTGGGTTCAATTTTGCATCAAAAGAAACAGCGAGGTTATCTCCCCCGTCGAAATGAACATGAGGTTTTAGGTTGAAATCAGCATCACGTTTAACCAAAGATGGTTGCGCTGAGGCAGTTCCTTGAGTAAATGCCCATTTATTGGGTGATGAATCAGTCCATGAAGCGACAGATGCGCCATCGTCTAAGTTCAAAGAATCAGCCTTCAACCATAACACAGGATTGCTAAGGGGTAATGTTTCTGGCCTCAAATCATTCAATTCATAATCCCAAGCACCTGCGGCCATCGCATCAGGGGCGAGCATTCCATTTTGAGTAATACCTAAACTCGCACCGATCCCAATTGGAACTTCTTGTTGCCTAATTGGGTCATTGCTTTGCCTTATGTTTCTTTCAAAGGGGTGAGCCTCAGTCGTAAAGTCATTAGCAACAAATCCAACTGGAACTGATTTTTCAACATAATTAGAACCTCCACTTGGAACTGGCATTGAGGAAACATCCACCGCCGATATAGGGTAAGCCGATTCTTGTTGTGAGTCTTGTGGCCCACCATCGAATCTCACAGGGAGATGATTTGCATACGTGTTTTGATTTTCCGTAGGATCGCCGCCTAAAATAGTGATAGGATTTGTTGCACCTCTTATTCCCCATGCTCTAACAGGCAATCTTCGGCTAATATCAATTCCAACATAAGGTTCTGGAACATAGAATAAGCGGTTTAAGTCCTCCGAATCACCATCTAAGTCAATACCTTTTACGACACGTATTCTGCTCGGATTCAAAGAATCTCCAATACCTTCTCCACGTGAAAGGCGTTTAGTTCCATTTTGATTATACAGTTGAATAGTTCCATTTGCTTCTCGAATTGTTGTATGCCCCATCATGACAGCATTCCACGCTCTCAAGCCTTCAACGTTCCCATGACCCCCTGCATTTAGGGCATTGTAGCCATAATTTTGTAGCCATTGAGCAACATACATTCTTTCAAATGGCAAAGCCTTTTCAGGTTGCCCCTCAGTTGTTGAATTAGAATGATTGCGTAAAAGCAATCCATTTACAGATGGATAACTAACGGCACGTGGCATACCCGATTCACGATAACGGAATGTCATGTAATGCTCTCTTGTAGTTCCAAAATAAATCGGATGGCTATACTCAGCCAACCAATGACAAAGGAATGCGTCTGGTGTTCCACCTGAAATGGTTTCACTTCCTTTGATTAAACCAAAATCACGTTGGCCGTCATCTCGACTTGCATTCATCCTTTCTGGATCGTGAACCAATAGTGGAGGAACAGTGGCTAATTCAGTCGCTACACGTGGTATAATGATTCCTTCATGGTGGCCTCTAACAAAGAAGTTGTTTTGAGAATCTTGCGCCATTATCTTAATTGGCTCAGGTCTTCCTCCCATGCCAATATAATTGTTGATAAAAAATCCATTTACCATAACTTCACTGGCTGTATTATGCCTGTTTCTTACAGAAAAAGTGCTTCCTTGAAGATTTAATTTAGTTGCTGAACCAGTTGGAATTGAACCATCAATGCCGCTTTCAGCAAACGATACAAACTCAGGAGTTCCTTCAACATTGGTGTGTTTTTGACCTGGTGCGAATAAGAAATCAGCAACACTTCTATGGGTCGCTGAGGTGTATTTCACGTCGGCATCAAAATGTCTTTTTCCTTTGATTTCATCAAGAGGTAATCCATCGGATGCAAAAGACCCAGTATCGTATAAACTCCCTGAGTTCTTTACGTCTATGGTGTCAAGTTGGAATACAGATGAGGTATTTGTTGCCGCACCATTTCCAAATCCATGATGCTTATACTCGCTTTCACCTTCAAACATTAGAGAATAAGCCGAGCCGTGAGATCGGTGCAATTGTCGCCTTAACGACATAGGAGTTCCACGATGACAAAAAGGCATGACAAAAGAATGCCCCTGTCTTCCAAATCTTATTCTGTGATGGGGGAATAAATTGCCTGTTTCGACTCCATTATTTGTCTGTCTTAGAAGGCTTCCTCTTTCCACATGATCAGATGCCCGATGTGCTGAAAAGATGCGGGTTTCTCCTGATGATGCACCGCCATTTTCTTGATTCGCTGATAATCCGAATATGTCTTCAATGTGATCTCCGATAATTCGCTGACAATGAAAAATCAAAGAACGGTCATGGGTGTCATACTGAGAAGGTTTTCCATCTGCTTCAAGAATACCTGCCACTTGCGGATTTGGTGCTGAAAGGCCACCCATGCCCCATGATTGATTCGACCATGCTTGCACACGATCATGACCGCTTCGGACAAATATGCCACCAGGAATATCTTCTTGCTTTGGGAGTTGGATTCGCAAGTTCGGTTCAACTTCACCACCAGGGTTTGATGGACCTAAAAATAGGTTGCCAGTTGATTTATCTTCTCTTTCATTTGTTATTTTGTAATCTCGAATAACAGTTCCAAAGGGTGAGCCACCATTAAGGGTCATTGTATTCCCTAAATCATCAATAACTTCGATGTCCTCAAAAACACGTTCTTCATTGCTGATTTGAAAACCAATGACCTTTTCATCATTCACGGTCATAGTCGTCATTATCTCACGTGCATAGCCCGAATCCGAGAATAATGAACTTGAGATTGACGCAATATAATTGGTATTTGAAACGGATATATTTTTGATGTGAATGCCATTAGAACCTGTCGGAACATAGGCTTGAGCATCCGTTCCAGAAAATGCGTGGTTATAGCCTGTTTCAACGCCAATCCCTTGACCACCTGCGGTTCCCATTATCGGGAACTCAGTTCCATATTCCAATGGCTGTATTCTCAATCTGTTATTTGTCACCGCATCCGTCTTTGCATTTGGATGAACTGTCGTGATACCTCGAATTGTAGGGTATATAGAATGAAAATCAGGGGGGGGCATATCAGGCATATTGCATGAGTTAAGACCTTCAATTGAAAAACGGTTGAATCCTTCTCCCGTAGTATGCGCTGTTGCCGCCTTACCATTTGATGAAGAATAATTAACAGCAGGTATTCCTCTATTCCCGCCATCCATCGGTTTTGCGACTAAACGATGAACTCCGATTGCCCCCATTCCTTGAATAAATGGACCTCCGTTTTGCTCACCCCAATAATCCCCATCTGTTGGACCTTTATGAAGCCATGAAAGGACAATTGTATGTTTTGGAGATTCGCCAATAAGTGTGAAATCGTTGTTTAAGACATCACCTGCAAGTGCTAACCCGCCTGTTGGAGATCCATTGATATTTGAAGAACCAATAGTTGCTTCAACAACCGCATTAAACGCCCCTCCATCGGGAGATCGTAGCCACCTCAAAGCGGGATTTTGATAATCACCGTTAGTGACATTTTTCGTGCTGCTTGCATTTTCAACCCGTAAAATAAAATCGTTTTTCAATTCAGTTGGGAATCCACTTCGACTACACGTTGCCAATTCTAAATTGATAACGTTTGCTGAACCAGCACCAGCCCTTGCGCTCAAAACTTGGTATTTATGAGGCAAAGATTGACGAACATAAGTTGCTTTCAAGTATTTTGTCCGACTATGACCGCCAATCATTTTTATTCGTCTTGAATTGATTTTAGCGGCAATCATACGGGTTGCATTTTCCGATCCTAAATCCCAACTCCCATCACCAGTGAGAGCCGCCGTAGCCGCCGCTTTCAAATCAACAGCGATAACGTTTCCATTGGATGCTTCCGCTATTGTTGAACCTGTGGCGGCTAATGGTGTTTTTACAAGCACTGTAAGTCCTTGTTTCCAACTCCCTGTATTAGTTCCAGATACCCAATTTGTCACGCTGTCTAAATATCCAGTATCGGGGTAAGTAAGGTGTATCGCAAATACGCCAGACGGGTATTTTCCAGTGCTTGTGCTTCCCCAAGATTCATTCTTAGCGGGTTCAAGAACACGTGAAAAGGTTTCAGCCATAAATCATCACCACACGGTTCTGGAGTTGAACCATTCTTGCGCCTCAGCAAATGACAAACTGCGCTTCCATAAAGCAACTTCGCCTAAATATCCGTTGAAATGAATTGGTCCAGCATGGTTTGTTCCAGTGCCATGAGTTGCCGTTCCTGAACCAAATGCTTGAGCAGCAACAACCCCATAGGTTTGTGTAGGGGAGGCAAGTTCAGTAAAATAGCCTGAAATTGGTGGCTGTGTATGCCCTCCTTGAGTCGTAGTTGGCGCAAGGTGATGGATGAAAGGCGCACCAATTAAAGCACCTCCAATCAAAGTCATATCAATATCTCTTATTGTGTTTTGACCTGCTGAAACATTAGGGTGATCGGGAACACCCCCTCCGTATGAATTGGAACGAGTATCAAATGAAGATCTTGCGTTTGGACCTATCCCTACAAGATAATTGTTATCTGTCGTATTCAAAAGAAAATCCGAATAATCAAAAATACCCACTTCGCTTGCCCCTGACAATGGATTTGTAATCCCCGCAGTATTTCCTAAATACAAAAATGACAAACCTCCGACTCTTCCAGCCATTATGAAAGTCCAACCGCCACCTCGGATTTCAACAGTTCCAGATGGCGTTGCGGCAGGGCAAAGAACGCTAACTGCGACTGGACTCCCAACTGGCTTTGGATATGAGATCGCAAAAGTGATTGGGAATACGTTTGCTGCACCAGGGCTGGCAGTAGTTGGTTGCGCCCCTAAATGCAATCCATACGGCTTTCCAGCCGTAGTTCCATCATTCGTAATTCCATGCCAAATTGGACCAGTTGGATAATATGGCTGATGCGACCCTTGTTTAACAACACATGACACGCACCAATCCGTATTCCCTGCTACAACAAAATCTTTGACTTCTCCATGTTCATGTTCGATTGTTCCACCGTTATTGTTGAAAAGAGCAATTGAATGGCCGAACATGAACTCTTTAATGTCTAAAGATGCCCCCGTTGGAGTGACTTCTGTTCCATTCGTTGGACCTGCAAGATCATTAACAAAGTCACCTGAGAGTCTTACCTTTCGATTGTAAAGTTCCTCTCTCATTCCTGGTTGAACTCCGTTTGAAGTGTGCATATTGTAGGTCGCTGCTGCGGATCCAGAAGCGGAGGGATTGTAAAACACATCCTCTCCAATATGAACGCCATTAGCGACACGACAATAGAAAGCACACTTTCCTTCTGGCTCATTGTTTGAATTAAATATGGTTTTATGATGTAGCCCTCTAAGCGTATCGTCATTGATTGTATCTTCATTGACAATATCGGTAAAATCCAATACAGCATGGGCTTGGCTGAATCTGCCGAGATTTTGGAAACCAGAAAAACCAGTTGGTCCGTTGGCAAGCGGGTGTTTGTAAAAATTGGAATAATCGTTTTTCGATCCATCGCTTATGTCGAATGTAAGGCCAGTATGCCCTCCACCAAAGAAAATGATTCCTTCCGAATCCATCAAGGGATATACAATTTCAACCTCAAGACCTGTCACATTTGTTCCTCCTGAGTTCTTGAAACTGTCTTCAAACTTATCAGGTTCAATCAATGGTGTGACGTTGATAAAATACATCTCATCATGATTATAAACGGTTGAGTCATAATTTACTCTTAAATCGTCAAAGGTTGCATACCGACCATTGATTCTCACAATGCCTCCTTTGCCAGTTCCATTCGCCCTCATTCTGTAATCCGCAGCCTTCCCATCAACAACCACATAACTCATTCGATTATTTCCAGCATCCCATGAATAGGGTGCGCTAAGTGTCGAACTCGTTGCCTTAGTCGTGACTGTCATTCTTTGCCCAATGCCATTGTAAGTTCTTTGCGTATTCAAAGCATCATGGGGGTGGGTAATTGGTCCGTGAACCGCCCCAGTAAATGTCGTTATTGGGGCGTATGTTTCTCCATCAGCACCAATAGGCATAGGTGCAGGGAATGAGTTCAATTGGTATGATCTGCTATTTGTAGCCAATAAGCCACCATGACCAAAAGCCTGAATTGGGCGATAAGGATAATATGAGTCGTTTGATAGTGTGACAGCAAAGTTGCGACCTGACGCACCTGGAACTGTGCTATGAATGACAATAGAAACTCCGTCTTCACCATCTCTTGATTCAACGGCATCACCTAAGAAGGCACGAACATAACCCATGTGGGATGTGTAAGCACTTCCTGGTGTCAAATCCGCATCATTCGCATCGAAAATACCGATCTCAATTGCATCTGGATGACCCGCCATGTTTATTTTACGAATCAAATTATTCACGGCTTCTTCAAAACTGGCGGATTTTAAGGCGATATGTCGAAAATTGATATGTTGAACTTGAACTGAGGTGAGTCCTGTTCCATCACTTTTAATCCCCGCCAAACCGTTTGAAACACTTTTTACTTCAATTGGTTCTTTCAACTGCCTGTTGTTGTCATGCCCCCATTCATTGAAAACATCCCATTCGAGGCAACCCATCCCAAGTTCATGAGTTGTCCCTTGAAATGAACAAATTGAGGAAGACATGCCAACGCATTCTTGGATAGCCGTTTGAATTGCGGCGGCGGGGATATTTGCATTCCCCCAATCAACCGCCATTTCAGCGTTATGTGATGCTAAATTATTGACAATAACGCCGCCCATTTGAACTGACATTCCAACTCGCAATAGTGCTGATGCCGCAGGTGAAGATGAAGTAAGATTTTGTGTAATGTCGGCTCTTGGGTGGCGCAAAAAAGCCTTGTCAATGTAAAGACGGTTGTTCGAGGTATCAATTTTCCAAACCCTCATGTGGAAGTAAGTTGCATAACTTAAATCATAAGTGCTTGTTGCTGAAACTTCTCCTTGCCCAACAAGAACATAGAACTTTTGCCCCAGTTCCCCTGAACTTGTATTTCGATTTATACCGCCAACGCCTTGTAAGGTGTCATTTACAAAGGCATCAACACTATCCACAGTGATGTAATCTATTGCAGCCCCAGGCGTTCCAATAGACGCAATGACGGCTTGAATCTTAGGGTGAATCGCTTTCAAACCAAATGAATAAGGGGTATCTGTTTTACTCAAAGCGGTTCGATCATTGTAAGTAATTGTAGCCCCTCCAACTGCCCCCCAATCAACAGCATTTCGAGCCTCATAGGTTTGCATTTGAACCCGATTCATTGCCGTCATAGTGCAATCAATTCCGATCTTGAACTCTTTACCTCTTGCGTGGACTCCCGTTGTAATTCCATCAATTTCCTCATACAACCCCTTTTTATCGAAAAACATTGTCGGAAAAATAGGCAACTCAACCAAAGCACGTGTTGATGCGTAATCAGTTGATGTTTGCTTATCATTGCGAACTGAAACGTTGCCAGAACTGACAATTTTATCCTTCCATCCTTTTAATGAATCATGCTCAGTTCGCTGAGTCTTGACATCAACACCACCTTGACCGACACCTCCTAAAGTCATTGAGACAGTAGGAGTTCCTAAATCCCCAATTTCTTTAAGTGGAGTTGTTTCACCAAGATTTAAGTTGCGCTTGATCTCCGAATCGGTCACATCCATTAGGTTTGAACGGCCTCTTATCTCAAGGCTTGCGCCCTCGTTTCCAATCAAAGTGTTGAACTCTTCCGCACGACCATTGAGTAAAGCAATTTCAATTGTAATCAATGGCGGATTTACTGATTCCGATGCCGATAAGAAGTCTTCAAGTCCAGCATAACGGTTGGGATTTGCTGGTGCAACTAAAATGAAATGTTGATTTTGCGTTATTTCATTATCAAGAATGTTGAACACTTGTAAAGAGGAACGTGCGAAAGATGAAGGGGTTTGTGTTGTTCCTGTGTAAGCAGTAAGGTTTTCTCCAACGGATGATGAAACAGTCATAACGTGATGTGAGGGATTGGCGGTTGGATCGGGAGTATTGGTGTTTTCAATTGCTTTAGGCCGACCATATCCAGATAAACCATCCTTTATGGTTAAAACGCAATTTTCAATGTTGATGAAAGGTGATGGAAAAGAACCATCGAAACCATGAGCCTTCAATAAATGAGATTTGATAGGTCGTTTGAAATCTTGTGTTGGTATTTCAACAATGCCCCCTGCTGCAATAACTTCCAACTGAACATCCGAAGCAGTTCCAGGTGCCGAGGTGTAGGGTTTCAACAAAATATCGGATAATGAACGGTATGTTCCCGCTATATTGAACAGTGTTGAACCAGATGGAACAGTCTTTTTTACAACCAAATATGGTTTATTGCTTTGAACATGATATGGCCTAATTCGAGGATTGACTTGAGAAGGAGTCAAACCTGTTCCAGCAACAACTTCTCCCGTCAAATCAATTGCATCATAATACACCAATATGCGACTTGGACCACCTGCTGAGGTAAGTATAGCAGGGGATTTAATTGATGCAATAACAGTTCGATCCGTAGGGGTTAAGTGCTTAATGTAGCCGTCATTTGTTGGTTTGTCGTTTTTAATTTCGCCTGTGTAATCTGTATCAAGACCCTTGATTAAAAATGGCCTTATGTCATCAACCGCAACTGCAATTATCTCATCGTGAACTGATGCTGATAGATTTGTAGCCAATGTTTCATCATAAGAACCTGCACCACCTTGAATGATAATTCGGTTGAAAGGATCGCCGCCTGAATCGGTTGAGTATGATGTTTCAGTTCGGTTATAAACCGACTTTGTTTCACCAATGTATGTGTTTTCTGTTATCTTGACTGGCTCATTTTGTTTTAGAATTGATTGAAGAGAGACTTCTTCGCTGGAATAAATGAACTCATCAACAACGCCTTGAATTGTTTGCTTCACCACCTGTTCTTCTGGAATCGGCATTTGATGTAAGAAAAACTCTCCATCAACCCTGTTGTATGCGGTCATTCCTGACATTCCAGCCAGTCCGTCTTCATTGGATTCTTTGAGATCAACCATCATATCACCGTGTATTTGTCAATAAAATAACCTTGAACTTGAAGTCTTTCCGCATCTGTAAGAACCCTGTCATAGAGCAAGAACTCAGCCAATCTCATATTTTGGGGGGCTTTATCGCTTGCCGTTCCTGTTTTAGCGGCAGGGTTGGTGCTTAAAGCCCTGCCGAAAAGACCAAACAAACGATTGTCAAAGCGATAATTTGCGACAACCTTTCCAACAAAAGTTCCACCTGCATTTGAATGATGATGAAGTGTCGCATTGGTCGTTGTGTGATTGAAGGTGATTGAAAACAAACCTGCTTGAGTCAAGTTCGCACCACTTACAATTGTAGTTGCCCCATGATTTGTCAAAAAGAACTTATCGGGGTTTGGGTCTTGTCCGAAAAACGTCTTTTGCGTGGAAGCGTTTTCCCCTATCAAATCATAATTTGCACTTAACGTTCCAGACGGTCTTTGAACCATGAAAAAGGCAGTAAAACCATTTGTAGTGAGATCGTGAGTTATTTGCTTTGATTCACCATCGTTAGTTCCGATATTGACCAATGCGCCCGTTGCTGAGGTAATTTTCAATGCAGGGAATGAATTGAATACTGCACTTTGAGCCTCATAAGCCCATGTTCCTACGGTATAAACTCCAAAATCATTCCCGCTATAATCGGGAAGATGCGTGACTGTCGCCCCATCCGATAAACCAGTCAAAGCACTTACTGGAAGCCACATAATCAATGAAGAACTGAACTTTGGGGGGTCGGGCAATGATACCTCAGTTGAAGGCGGTGAGGCTGCAAGAGTTGAAGGTATTCGACTTTGAATTGAAGTAAAAAAAGCAGTATTGCCATTTCCGCTTTTATCATTGAATCTTTGCCCTTGAGTAAAAATGGCTCTTGTAAAAGCATCTTTTTGTCTTGTGACTTGACCCCCAACCGCCGCCGATGTCGTTTTATTCCCATCGTCAATAACCAAATCAGCATTCCCTAAAACCAACCAAATTGGAGTTCCGTCATCATGATCGAATAACATTCCTTGACCCTTTGGGTGATTATCGGTTGTAGCCCCGCTTGTAGCATCATTAGCAAGGTGAACGGATTGACAAATAATTCTGTCATTAGCAAAATCGAGAGCGATAATCCGAACTCTTTCAATTGGATTAACCATCGGATCTAAATCAGCGATATTGGCAAGTGCTATGTCCGAGCCTGATGTCATATTGATTAAACGACCACTTGCACTTTTAGCAAGGCCAGTTATTGGGTGCGTTCCAGATTGATTGATAACTGCGTTTAACGTTGAATGCTTAATTCGATCCGATGCTAAGTAATCCAACGTTCCAATGTTAGTTCCGTAAGCGTATGCGTTTAAGTTCAAAGAAGTGGAAAACCATGTTTGTTCTTTTATTTTTTCAAGTTCAATTCCCGTAGCAAAAGAAGCAATTTTTTCCAATGCTGAGTATGAGTCATCGTTGCCGTTTGGATGTGCTGGCTTTTGATATACCTTGAAATATCCCAAATCGTTGATGTTTTGAAAATCATATCCAATAAAAACCAAAGGCAATTCAAAGTTCTCTTTGTGATCGGAAGTTCCATCTCTTCCTTGATACGGCGTGGCTTCGTTTCTGTTATTGAAAAAATGTAAATTGGGTATATGCAACTCATCTTCAAAATCCCAAAAACCCAGTGTATCATCAATAACCGATAATGGGGCGAGGATTGGCATATCTTCGCCACTGTCAATGCGAATACTTTCGATTATACCTCGAAACTCTCCCCCTCTCCCGCCGATAAACAAATCCGATGAAACGTTATCTAAAATACGCTGTTCAATTAGATTCAATGAAGCAACAAGATTTGTATTGACATACAAACGCATTGCATCTCCTGTAAATTGAGCAGTAATGAGCATCAATGGTTGCGCCCCTTCGGATAGGTCATTTGGAAGGTGTTCACCCCCAGTATATGCCCCTGAATGAGATTCCATCAATGTATTAACGTCAAAGGGGGTAATCAAAGTAAAAACCCTGCCAATACAATGTATAGAGAACTGAATTGGTGCTGCTTTGAAAGGGTCGCCCACTTTCAGTTCAAAACATTCTGGCTTAACAACAACAGTTCCACCATAATTTGGAACAACGTAAGCATTGATTGTAAATGCACCCAATATGTTATTGAGAGGGTTCGTTTCATTTGGCAAATGTTTTCGACCAATTTTGGTTGCTTGACTGGTGGTGGTTGCCGATCCACCTGCGTATGTTGGGCGGAGTAAATTGACTCCCGATTCTTTGAATTGCCCTGTTGGAACGACTATTCCATCCGTAAAACCATTGAAACGAATGGCTTTGCTCTTGATTCTGTGAAGCCCCATTTCACAACCCCACCAACTGTTCAACTGGTGCGAGGTTGATTTGATAAGTCCACACCGAATCACCCGCTTCATAACCAGGGTCGAAGGATTGAACAACAACTGGTATAGCCACACCTTGCCTCAAAAACGGGTTTGGGCGAACTGCCTTGTTGTTGATAATATCCACTGGGTCATAAGATTCAGTATTCGATATTGCCGAATGGTCGGTTCCTGGTCCAGCAGGTATCAAGAATTGCCTCAATTCCCTGTTGCCTGATGCTGATGAAACAAGCGATTCATAGGGGATGCGAACTCCTACAATGTATTTTTTAACAGACTTTGCTTGATCTATGCGTAAAAATTGCGCTGAATCAAAAGAAGCAATAGAATCTGGCAAGTCAATTGCCGATCCAGTCAATACCTGTGGACTAATTAAAGCACCACCAGCACTTGGATTTGTCACAGCGTTGATGAGGTCTTGTAATTTATCTCCACGTGTCATCTGTATTCCATCAACACCGCCAGTCATATTGGTGACAAAGAATTGCTTCTCCCATGAGGTATTGCTCGTTCCACTTTGTTTCATCACGTTTGTAATCGTATTGCCTAATTCTCCTGTTTGAACGTTTCTTATTGAAATCATTTCATTCGAGTATGTTCCGATTGAACCGTTTTGATTTTGATATGATACTGCCGCCGCTTGACCTGCTTTGGTTGAAACGGTGACATGGGATGAAAGAGATACGGTTGCAGTATCAACTTTGATACTTGCCGCATTCAAAGCATTTACAATGGCCGTTGAAAGCGTTGATGTGTTGGTGGTGGATGAAACGTTCACATTGATGACGCTTTTTGTAGCAACTGTATTCGCTAAACTGCCATTATACAGCCTAATTTCATTTGCTTCACCCAGTCCAGCCACAACTTGGCCTTTGGTTTGAAACTTGATTGTTGCTAAATGGATTTGTGTTTTGATGTTAGGCCAATTTGCGCCAAGACCGCCACCCAATGCGAATCCGTTTGGAAGGGCGGATAGATACCATGAAGTTGCACCTGCATTTCCAAATGCAAGGGATAAATCAAGAGTTAATTCAGCAGCCGAAGCCCCTTTTGCTTCTTCATCATCGGTAATAATTCCATCAATAACAATGCCAACTTGAGGTTGGTTAAGGTCCAACGCTGCACGTGTCGCCAACAAAGGAATAGGGTGAACCAAAACGTTGCGTTGGATCGAAATGCCGATGCTTGTTGCTTCGAGTTCTATGATAGTGCTATCCCTTCGTATCAATTGAATCTTTGGCAATCAAATCACCCCTCTTGTGAAGTTGCCGCCCCTTGAACGGTTTCTCATGACTTTACTTACTTCATCGCTGACGGCCTTTGCGATTTCTTTAGCATTCCCTCCACCGCTTACATTGATTGTAATGTTGGTATTGGTGGATGAACCGCCCCCCATGCCGCCTTTGATTGATACGGGGATTGTTCGACCATCTGGAAGAGGGACAACTGCCTCCGTTCCGTGTAGTGTGACTGGATAGCCGCTTTTCGGTCCACTTGCTACTCCGCCGTCATTAAAGCCCATGAAATCAGCAGCACCGCCCAATAGATCGCCTCCAAATGAAAGTGCTTCCGAAGCCCCATCAATAATCGTGGTGATAACGTCAAGAATCGGCTCAAGGATATACATTAGGCCATCCATCGCATCCTCAAAATATGGCGCAAGCCAGCCAATAAGCCCCATAATTGCATTCATAATTAGTCCGATTATTCCCGTCACAATCCGAATAATTGGCTCAAGGAAACTGAAAAACGCACTAACAAATCGAACCAATGGGGGGCCAACAATTCCCCAAATCTTGATGAAAAGTGCAATAACAGAAGCAATAACAACTGCTAATACGCCATAAAACACCGCAACGTATTCAATCACTTGAACTGCAAACTCAATGAGTCCACTGTTGAACAAGAAATTGACAAATCCATTTACAGCGTTCTCAATACCTGAAATTAAATCATCCATTGTAATTCCTGTATCATCAAACGCATCCATTATGATTCCTAAAGCCATGCCGACAAGACCAAAGAATGTTCCGAAGGCATCCACGATCCTTTGAAACATACCCGCTTCATCCATACGTGTGACAATATCTCCAATTCCAGTCAATACCGCACCAATGAAAGTAAGATACAAGGTGAGGATGTTTGAAAGGAATACAAAAATACCTTCTAACATTGGTATAAACACCCCTGCCGACCCTTCAAAGTCAATACCGCCCACCGCATCTCCGACAGCACTTACAACACCCATAAAAGCCTCAATGACACCTTTACCTGCCTCAACAACCATTCCGAAAGCGGCAAAGGCCGATTCACCACCTCCAAATGATTTGGTGAGTAAAAATATAGCCGCACCAACCAATGCAAATGCGCCTAAAACAAAAATCATAATTGTGTTTATTTGGGTGAATGCTTTCAAAACTCCTGTCACTGGCTTTAGAAGAAGATCGGTTGCCTTAGCCAATTTTTCAGTCGAAGCACCGACCTCTTCAAAAACATCCACTACGGTTTCAGCAGTATTTTTCAAATCAACATACTTGCGATAAAATGGACCTAATGTTTTGTTAATCAATTTGTATTTCATGTTAAGAATGTTCATTGATTTACCCTGTTCTTTCGCAAGGGTGTTCAACTTGGACTGTGCCGATAGAAACTTATTCATCTCATCGGACATTTTATCACTCCATCACTTTTTGATTATGTCGCTCAAAGAAATCATCTAAAGAGTCGCCATCGCTCGTTGTGCGTATAGGTTGCCCCTTATTGCCTCTTCCGTGTTTCATTTGCCTTTCAGCCTGTTTTTTCATTCTCTCAAGCATCTCCGCTTTCTTTTCATTTGCTGCTCGCATAATCATGTAATCAAGCATAACACGGTCTGGTGGTTGATCATCCCAAAAGTGAGGGGGGCAACCAAAATGAGTTCCAAGACCAAAAGTGATTGCTTGATAAGAAAGTATTGTTGCCTGAGTGACATTGAGATCGGGTCGCTCATCTTCATCTAAATCTTCATCGAGGAATGAAACTAAATCCTCGTAAGTCAATCCAAAGGGCTTACACCAGCCGCAAATTGTCCGATGATTTCATTGAGGTCTGGGAGAACTGTTTTGATAACAGCCCCTACTTCTGGCGTAAGATTGAGAAGGTCTTTTTTGCTGAGGTTTGGCTCAGTCTTTTGAATACAATTCGTCAAGACATATTTCCAATAACCGCCCAAATCAATGTTCGGCGCAAGTCCTCCATCTTCTCCTGTTTTGAATGAAACGAATTGTGACATGGCCTCTTGCTGCTCAACCCAAGACAAGGGTTTGACATAAACAACCAACAAACCAACTGGGGTTTCTAATTCGTGGCGTTGAGGTTTGTTGCTTAATACAAAGGGATTATTCGGATTGCTCATCCTCATCCTCTCCTTCTTCAACAACTTCTTCTTCAACAGGTTCGGCATCGTATTCGAGCAAACGTGCAATCAGTTCATCCTTTTTACCAGATACAGTCAATCCTCGGTTTGTTAATTCGACTCGAAGATCGGTGACAGTCATTGCATCCCATCGGTTTGTTTCGACTTCTTTTAGAGGCGCAGGTGCGCCACGAACAGATGCCGCCAAATCGGGAATTGAGGTATGAACTCGGACATCATCGGCTGATAGCCCTGGTCCAGCCTTGACAGATATGCCGTCAATTCGCCAATCTAAACTTACTCGCTTTCCATCAACATTCACAGTTCCCGTTAATCGCATTGTATTCACCGTTGTTTTCTTTTGTCTTAAAGCCTCATCATCAAAGCGTGAAATAAGGCGAGTTCTCCGTCACTTTGAGGTGTCGGACCGCCAGTTCGACTTGAACCATAACTGCCCCTTTGTCTTCTGGCATTTGATGGTCGGCCTTAATGATGGTATAATCCTCAATTGTAATTGTTGCATTTTCACGTGTGCTACTGCTTCCACGCTTTTTCATGCTCAATGTAATGTCGTTTGTGTTTTGATGATGCTTGCGTGTGCGAATCTGTTCCCAAAGTTGGTCATCTTCGATCATGGCAGTAAAGGAAAAGGTGTATTCTCGCTGTGCTTCTGTAATATCAAGAGGCATTTGAACTGCACCAAGTTGAACTTGATCTGAATCGGTTGTAGCCCCTTCATACCCTCGAATAAAGTGTCGTGCTTGATTCCCATTAGCGATGGTAAAATCAACCTGTGATGCTCTTAGAACAGGTCGGCCAAAGACTTCAAAGTTCAAGTCTTGGAATAGGTATGGCTTCTCTCCATTAACTGCAATTCCAGATGCTTTCCTGTTAATTGCTGTGTTTGCAGTATTCTCAAACATGCGGTGAGGCGTGAACGCATTTGCCGTATCTGTGTAGTGTCGGCCACCTTCATAATCAACCTGCAACTTAACTTCACCCTCAGTATTTGCTGCAAAGGAGATTCCTTGAACTTTGCATCCATTGTAAAGGCGTAGCAACTGATTAGAACCAGGTGTTGCGTTATCCCTGCGGAATGATTGCTCAATCATAAATGTTGGAAGAGAAGTGTCACCAAATAGGGTGTGTTCAACGCCGAATTGGAGTTCTTTTGTTGTTGCATCAATGTTTGGACTTCCTCTTAAATCCGTTGCGGTGTATTGAAGTCTTTCAACACCAGCCGATCCAACAGCGTGAGCGAAAAAGAACGGTTCTTCGACATAAACGTAATCACCATCAACAGCAATAACCCGTCGAATCTCATTCTTGAATACTGTCGGCAAGGTGTCGTCTTGACCAGGAATAGTGTGCGTATCTTTGTCAATGATTTGGATATAATCACCTGCTGTGAATAATGCCCGTATTGTTGCACCAACCTTTACTCGAACATCTCTTCGAGATATGACGGCAGTAAGAGGGGCAAGGAGATAAACGGTATTCCCTGATGCTGCTGCTCTTGCTAATGCGCCAGTATCAATATCTGCCGCCCCTGTTAGATTTAGTGCGTCAATGCCTGTATATGACCCAAACAAAACATCGCCTGTGTTGCTTAGGGTTTTGAATATGCCTCCATTTGAAGTATCAACCGATACGTGAGTGTCGGCGGCAATGTTTGTGAGAAGTGTAATTATACTTGCTGCATCTGTTGAAGTGTTGGTCTTTGCCCCAACAAGAACATGATCACCTGAAACCAAACTGCTTGTTCCTGTCAAAGTGCTTGATGAAACAGCACTAAGGGTATCGGTGTCGGCTGTTCCGTATTGCTGTGCTTGATACACTTTAGTTGCGGCCTTGATGTTAAGCGGTTGTTCTCCGCCTGTAATGCCGCCTGAGCCATCGGAAAGCGTGACAAACTCGCCTTTGCTCTTTGCTACATGGCCTCCAAGCGCATACTTCATCCACCGAAGGGTGTGAGCGTTAAGGGCGAAAGAACCGCCAGCAAGCGTTTCACGGCCACTTGTCAAAACATTGACATCTCGACCCATGCCGATGATGTGTTGTTTGCGAACATCAATCTCAGGCTCAGGGAGAGAGAAGTTGTCAAGAAGTCCAAAGAACTGATCAGTCTTAACCTGCTGTGCAGCATCGGTCATAGCCGATTCAAAAGTTGGAGATCGTAGTGAATCAAGAATAAGCAAATCGGTTGTGGCGGCGTGTGAAGATCCACCTGCTGCGGTGACAAGCGAGGGTTGAACGGTAATTGTTCCAGCCGTAGTATCGTTAGCAATCACATAATACGTGCGTTTTGTTGAAGCATGGTCATCTAATGCGAAGGCACTTCCACCTGTAATTCTCATAATGCAGCCAACAAGAGCATTGTCTGGGATTTCAACATCATTTCCACTTCCTGTATGCCAATAATTGGCTGTTCCAATGGTGATGAGGCTTGTATTGCCCGATTTAGAGGTGTGAGTCCATCCTGTTGCTGAACCTGTGCCAGTCGCCATCAATCCTGTTTCTTTGCCCCATGACACTTCGGCTACGTCACCCTTGAATATCGTTCCAACCATTTTTCATTCCTCATGTTATTGTTTCTAAAGCATCAGCAAACGTGATCACTTCGGCTTGCATTGTGTATCGAAAGAACCTCTTACTACGGTCCGACAAATCGGTTCTCGTCTTGAAGATAACCCTATCAAAGTCGGTATTGTTGCCCTTTCTGTGCTTATGAATGATGCGTCGAACCTCGTCACGGAGGGCGGCAAGACGCTCTCGACTCTTGACGGTGCGAATATCAATCGTCAAATTGACGTTTATATTTACAAAATCAAAGAGCAATTCTGGTTGCGCCTCGTTATGAGCCGTTTCAAAAAGTCGGATGACATCGTGATCTTGAAGTCGGCCTCTTTTACCTTCGCCACGATCCAATACTGCAATATCCTCAATAGAAGGTTTTGGCGAGATATTCCAATTTGAGTCCAACAAATCTCGAATAGCAAACAAAGCATCTTTAGCCATAAATTATCACCTATTCATCGCTTTCAAAGTGCGTTTCAAATCCTCATCAACCTTTCTCTTGTAAGGGCTTGATTCTGCAAGTATAGATACGTTTCTATCAATTTCTTCATCATCCATCTCAATGCTATCACTATCGGCTTCAGCCATTTTAATTTCACGATCTTTAATTTGTTTTCGATAATCCGATTCGCCTTTGATAGCAGCCTCAGTTGAACGGGCTATGTCCTTGAAAGACTTTGATAGTTCTTTCATATACATCTCCATAAAAAGAAAGAGCATTTAACCACCCATCCCTGCAACAATGATTGTTTCTTGATAAGGAATTAACATTCGCTTGACTTCTTCATCCAACTTTTGCACTTTTGTATTCAAGTCTATGTTGCTTGTTCCTTCTGGGAAAAGAACTGTATAATCATCAGTGAGGTATATATCCATGCAAACCATTTTGATGCAAGCCTCTTTAATGACCTTATCCAAATATCGCTCTCCAAATATGTATGATACTTTGATTGAATGGTTTTCATAGAACGGATATTGATTGTTGAACATGATTGCCCCGTTATCCTCCATAGCCCACCAATCCTTTTGACGGGCTTCATCTATGATGTCGGTTTTGAATCGCAATTGCTTCACTACAATATCAGTTGCCAGATTTGATGTAAAACCTGCCACCAACTCGGCTTGAACAGTGAATACATTCGCCAAACGGCTACATCGAGCAACATAAGTTGTTTCCGATTTGGTGTAAAAAACCAACCCTATTCTTTCGCTAAAGGTGCTTCCATTAGCAACGGTAAAGTTCGATCCATCAACATTAGTGATTGCGCTTTCAGGGTCATGCACCAATGAGAACTCAAAAGCCTCTCGATTGGTTGTAGCAATGGTTGAATCCTCACCTTCTTCTGTTGAACGCATAGATGAGATAGTGACAAATCCATCTCCTTCATCACTATTGGCCGTTGCCAAATACTCATTATCCACATTGAGTTGTTTGCTATTCTCAGTCAAAGTCCCAATCGCAATATCTCCACGTGAAGTTGCCGTATCTTTGTTAATGAGATTCGCAATGTTCTGTGCGGTTGTTTTATGCCCAAAATCCCCATCCCACGTAGTCAAAGTCTTTCCACGTTCCAGCGTAGCCGTATGAGGCACACCAGGGCATAGGAACAACTTATCCGTAGCGGTGATTGAATTATGCTTAACTTCAAACTTAGCAATTGACGAACCCAACTCTCGGTATTTGTCGCCTTGCCAAACGCTCAAACGAAGGATTCTTTGAACTGCCCTATGTCGAAGATAAACAGCACCCACATAATCAGTATAATACCGTCTTCTATACGGTTTGAAGGTGGTGAAATTGTAATACTGATCAGAAGCAATATGCGGCCTCCATGTCATACGGCACACGGTATCAATGTAATCTTGCTTTTCACGGATAAGTGATTCAACCTGTGATTTCGTCAATCCACGTTCTTTGCTATTGGTTAATGCCGAATTGATTTGTATTTGTGCGCCATTGGCGGTGGAATATGTTTCGCTGGCTATTTGCTCAACAATGACATTGACGTTGCCACTACTGCCGCTTTCAACGGTCAATACAGTGTAGGTATCGCCAAGCGCATTTGCATCATCATAAACAGTAATTGAGGTGTCCTTCTCAATTTTCCAACGCCTGTAATTTGCACCAGTTATTGGCAATTTCAAATTATCACCAGCAACGATGCTATCGCCAGATAGTGCCACTGGATCGGGGAGGGGCAGTTGAAGAAAATTGGCAACGTCATCAACGCTACAATATACCAGTTCTTCTGGGAACAAAGGCGAACTTGGCCGATGACCTGGATTGAAGATTTCTGGCAGCGTCTATCCCTCCTTACTGGCGGAGGATCATTGGGGGTCTTCCACCTTTGCCTCGCATCATGTGTTTAATTGCGTTTCTTCGAGTCCCACATGCTGACATTGGAACATCAGGTGTAGGGCAAGCCATATGATCGCCAAGACAAACTGGGCAATCGCCAAACTTCATCAAATCCCATGAAGTGTCAAAAACAACATCCTTTGATTTACCAAAGTTCTTTGGATCATTCATCATGTTGTTCTCCATATTTTTCTTATCCGCAGCGACATCCCGCTTTGGTGCAAAAGGCTGTCTTTTCTTTGGATTAACTGGTTCATTATACGGCTGAGAATCAGGGTTTTTCTTTGTTGGGTTGAATGGGTTGGAGTCTTTTTTGCTCATTGGTGGTGTCCTCCTAAGTTGTAGTGCATTTGATCTCCACATACGGCGCATTCGGGAGTCCAACAGAAGTGAAGCATACCACAGGACAAACAACGTGTTCCTGAGCCGATGTTTTGAATGTCTTTGGCTTGTTGCTGTGTCACCTTAACAAAGGTGTTCGCTGCTCTCGCCATGTTTTCTTTGCTGAAAGGAGATTGATCCTCGGCAATCGAACCTTGATTCGTTGCTAACTCAAACATTCGAGTATTCCTTCGCTTTTTAATCTCAAGCGAAGTGTCAAGGTCTATGTCGCCTAATTCGAGTCTTGGCATGGGGTATTCCCCCTCATGCACGTCGGCCAGTCACGGTGATATAGACGGTGTGAGTTGAAAGGTTGGTTGCATCAGCGACGGCATCCAAAGCCGCACCATCAGATCCCGCTTCAAAAGCGAGCAACTTGTTGTTTGCCCGATCATATTGCCAGACATATCCTGTTGCGCCACCATCAAGGGAGATTGATTCAATTGTTTTGACATAATCAGTGAGAACAAGTGCTTCGCCAGCAGCAAGCCATGAAGCATCAGGCACTACTTTCAATACAACGGTTTTTCGTGAACCGCTTACGTTATCTCTTCCTTCTTGTGTGACCGTCAATGCCATATTTATTCCTCAGTTCGTTTTTGTTTATATCCCTTTTCATAATAGATGCTTATTCAGTAAGGATAATGACTCGGACAACGGATGGTGGGGCTACTGCGGCTGGTGCTGTGCAACCAATAACAATCCTAACATTTCCGCAAACAAGGCCGTTCCATGCTGCGGGTTCGTTAATTGCGCCAGCCCCCGATTCGGAAGCGGAGGTGGTTGAAACTGAAAAGTGAAGTGAGTTCTTTGAATTAGCAGTTCCTTGATTCGATCCTTGCGTGACTTCGTGCATTGAAACCATATCTCCGCCAGAACCAGTAAAGTTCAATTTTGATATTTTATCAAAGTAAGGGTGTTCGGATCCCCCATCTGTTTCAACATCCATTAAAAATTGGAGTTCTCCTACATTGGAAGTTGAGCCAAGTGTTGTCGCCCCTGTTGCATCAACAATGACCTTTGAAACCTTTCCGTTTATTCGGACTTGAACTGCGGGATTCTCACCTGAGATTTCAACAACATAACGATTAACACGGCAACGGCTGAGGTAATTCTCTCCATCAGTCATTGTTTGCCTGTTGCCCGTCATGATAAATCACCTTATCATGCCGACAAAAGTTCAATGAGTTCTGCTTTCTTTGAAGTGTTCTTAACAGCAATTCCACGTTCTTTGCATAGAGACATCAATTTTGCTCTCGTCAAGGATGAGTAATTAACCTCTTCAACTGCTTCTTCGCTTTCTGTTTCTTCAACCAGTTCTTCAACGATCTCTTCAACAGTCGGCTCAATTGTAGCCTTCATTGCTTCTGTTTTTTCATCAGGTTTTGAATCTTCAATGATTTTCCACATAGTTGTGCCGTGTTCAATACCAGGTCGGATCATTGTATCAACAAATGAATCTGGTAAATCTCGAATCATGCCACGTGAAAAACCAGTTCTCACGCCATCAAGAGCGAACTCAGTGTAAGAACTGCCGCCCACATATTGGACCTTAACCATCAAGGTTCACCTCAACGGTATAAGAAAGTCAATCGAACAGTGTCGCCATCTTGACCTGCTGCTGCGGGGGTCAATTTGATCAGTGTTGTGGTTGAAACGTTTCCAGCAACCGTGAAAGCGTTTCCACCTGCGGTTGTGATGTTGTGTGCTGAAAGAAGCCCAACAAGGGTTGTTCCAGACACAGCGTTTGTAGCCAAAGCAAGGTCATAAGCGAAAGCAGCGTCACCATCAGCGACGACCACATCAACTACGCCCAGGTGAACAGTGCCATTTGCTGCATTCGATCCAATTGGGCTTTGTAGCCAATCAGTATCGCCAGCATCAATCAATGTGCCAGCGTTGTTCACTTTTGTAAGTCCACCAACGCCAGCCCATAGTGCGGCGTTAAGGACAACAGTTCCATTTCCAGTTAGGTTTGCATTTGCCATCTTAATTCATCTCCATATTTTTTTGTTTTGAGTATCAGGCGGATAGGTCACGAATCTTGCCGTGTGCGCCATAGAAGAGTTGCCAAAGTTCACCCATTGTGTGGAAGAGTCCGACTTGACCAAGACGGTTGATACCGAATGGATCGCCAGTCTCAATTCCGCTTTCGTGGTAAAGAGTTGGTTTTGCTGTGCAAAAATACATGTAATCTGTATCAAGCATATAGATTCGAGATAGTCCACCTGCTGGTGCGTGAACATCCTTTGCAGGGATGATTGGCACACCATTGTAGGTTGCGACAACAAATCCGCCTTCCATACCAGGGATTCCTTGAACACCGTTCACGGATGGCGTGACACGCTTCATTTCAGTGAAACGCTGCTGAGGTTGAAGCAGTTGTTGAATCTTCTCAATGGTATCATATCCAGTGAGCATGACCTTTGGCTGACCTCCACGTTCCCAGACCTTGCGGAACATTCCGTCAAGGACATTCAGGGTGAGAGGGCGTTCAGCACCAGCAGTTCCAGCATCCACGTTTGCATCAAACCAACTGTTTGCGCCAGTTGAGTTGCGGGTAATGGAATACATGTTGTGGTCTGTCAAAGCCGAGATGTCACCGAAACTTGCTGGTTCAGTGAAAGAGGAAGAAGTTGCACGATCAAGTGATTCAAAGTTGTTTGAAGCAACGGTATCAACATCTCGAAGAAGCATTTTGTTAATGCTCTCAGCGTGAGATTTCGACATTTCCATCTTGATAACAGCCCTTGCATCGCCCAGTCCATCATCCTTGTCTGCAAGGAACATGGCGGTTTCGCTGAGGTCAAACTTAGAAGCCACAGTCTTTGGCTTTGTGCTGACTTCTTCAAAGGTTGGCTTGGTCGAATCTGGAAGCGCACCGTTTTCAGGGACACCGACAGCATCAGTTGGCTTGCCAGTCACGACACGCCATCCACTCTTTTCCCAGGGTTTCTTAGGAAGAATTGAGAAGGCGTTGAACTCTTGGTTCAACTGTGACCAAACTTTACGACCAAAGATCGCTTGGTAAGTTCCTGATGTTGAGGACATCAATGGGTTATCAGCCTTGAGTAAGTCTGTTCCACTGTATGCCCATGCGTTTGTTCCAGCACCCGCACCGTAGTAAAGGCGTTCCATGTCTTCGATTGTTCGGATATATCCTTGTGTCATCTTATTCATCTCCATTTATTTTTTGGTTTTCACTCGCCCCGCAAAGCACGTTGAGCGAGCATTTCTGCTGCTCGCCAGCCGTCGAGGTCGCTTCCCATTGCGCCAAACTCAGCATGAGTTGGAACACGGATTGAAGTTGATGGGGTTGTAGGTGTCAAGTCGCTCTTTGACAACGTATCATTTTCCGACTTGAGCATTGCGATCTCTTCACGGAGAGAGTTCAACTGAACGCCAACATCGTTTGCTTTTCGCATCTCGATTGCCTGAGTTGTTTCAACATTGTATCGCTCTTGCCATTCTTTCTCAACAAGACCCTTTACTGCTTCTTCATCTCGAAGTGCAGCGTAAGTTCGATAGCCTTTTTCCAATGTTTCAGGAGTCAAGGACTTGATAACGTTTTCATTGCCGCTTGGTGCGTTCATTGCCATTGGGCGAACACTTGGGGCTTTGATGACGTTTTGATTGCCACTTGGGGATGGGAGAGATGGATAAGATGGCTCGGTTGCACCTTCGCCAGATCCGACTTCATCTCCTTGTCCTCGGTGAGAATAACCGCCACGACCTTGTTCTGGGAGGTAAGCCTTCTCCAAACCAAAGTGATCACGAACCGCATTCAAATCAACGCCAGATTCTTGAGCAAACTTTTCAAGAGTTGTGATGTATTCGAGTGCCGCTTCTTCCTCAAAGGATTTTTTGGCATCCGTTTTATCTTCGTTATACAACTTTTCTTCTTTCATTTCCTTGTCATCGGCTTTTTCGCTCAGTTCTTTGAGGACTGTGTTCAGTCCAGCCTTAATTTCATTTAGGGTTTCCGTATTGCTCATGTTATCATCTTCCATTTTTAGTATCGTGTAGGTTGATTCTGGGTTTATTCCTTTCTTGCACAGCGTAATTTCATGCAGTTCAAGATCGGTAATCTCTCGATGGTTGCCAAGTTCTGGTGTGGTTTTACTCACACGGAATAGGGCTTGACCCCCAATCGAGAATGCTCGCAAATCTCCGTTGCGAATCTGTTTTTGCACTTCACGTGCTTTTTGAATATCATTGCGAATCTTACATACTACGAATAGTCCGTGATCATCCACTTCTGATTTCCATACTCGGCCATCGGAGTCTGTGTGGTTGCCAACAACTTCACCGACTTGAATACCAGAATGTGCCAACTGAACGTTGCGGAATGCTTTGTTATCCATGAATTGACCGAATGCTTTCTTTAGAGCAGCAGTTGGGATTCTATCTCCCTGCTTATCCACCATATCAACAGATGCGTAGCCAGCAACATAAAGTTCGCCTTGACTACCAGACGACTTCAATAAAAAGTCCGAACCTTCCGCATTCCAAGATGCGGTGTGGAGTTCAAGACTGGTCGCCATTAAACTATACGACTTCGTGTAATCCTATATGAAGGGATATGTTCAAATCTCTTCGGCTTCCGACCTATCATCAGGTTCGGATTCTTGCTCATCAGCCATCCCCTGTTGCGTTTTTAGAGGCATTCTTAATGTTGCCTTGCCATTTTCAATATCAACAACGGCTTGATCCCCAGTTGCGTTATCTTTGACCTGCAAATGTTTCATTGGAATCTCTTCAACCTCTTCGGATTCTTTGGGATCGTAAAATGTAGTCCCACTATCCTCAATAAGTTCTGTTGGGCCTCTTGGTGCGGTAATATCCGCTTGAAGGCCAGACCATGCGCCACCATCTGGTGAAACCCGATTCATTCGAGGAAACATATTTTCGATGACATCATCATCAATTGCTTGATTCACAGTCCACTTTTTGCTATCTTCTGTTTTTTCGATACCATATTCACCGCAATACATCTCAAGCATTTTCTTATTCAATCCCTTGACATTTTTCAAAAGATATTCTGTTGTTTTAGCGGTATCGTCTTTAGTGATTGCTTTACGTGTGAACTGCATAATAGCGGCTACATTGTCGCCTTCTTCGTTTTCACCAATAATTGATGGCGCACGTAGCAAGGTTTGTTTTGTTATTTTCAACTTACGTGGCTTCTTTCTTTTAGGTGTTGAATGAAGCGGTTGATAAGAACCAGCATCACTTGAAGTAAATGCCCCAGATGCGCCACCTGCCGACGATGCACCACCGCCACCACCTGCCGCAGCACCCTCTTTGAGCAAATCAATAGCAACTGGACCCCATAATGGAATATCTTTTCTTGCTTTGTCGAATATAGCATCATACCCTTCAAATGATGAGATGTTGAATCCTTTTCCATCGAAGTCACCCTTAACAATCACAGGGTCATAAATTGACGGATAAACCAATTTGATTTGATTTGGATATACAATGAGTTCAGGCATTGGCGGATAGAATGCCTTAGCAATTGATTCCTTAGCATAACGAATCCACTTAGGGTGAACTTCTTTTTCTTTCATAAATGTTGATTTGGAATCTCTAATCAATAATTCGTTTTCATCAAAATTGCTTATTGCTTTATCCAAACCTTCATGATCGGTTGATACACAATTTGTTGGCATTGGGAAGTGAACATTTTCTGTTGAGTCGTAAAGAGTTCGTAGTGCATTGATTCGATCATCAAGAGGTTCGAGGTGCAAATCCGAGCCTTTATGAACCAACAAATCAACAACTTTGAGCGTTTTTCCATCCAAATATCCATCAAATATGAAATCGCCTTTTATCTCACGAAGTTGCTTTTTAATTTTACTTGGCAATTTATCTGTTTTCAAATGGTTGCCTTTCTTTTCAACAAACATTCGCTTTCCCTGCGGCATCTTTTGAACAATCCAATCGCCCGAAAATCCCTTCAACTTATCCATGTCTTCTAATTTGTGAATTGTATATGCTGGAATAATCTTGGTTGTGAACACGCCTGTTGGCTCATAGTCCTCGGCTTTGAGAATACTCCCTGTGGCGATAGGAGATAGCCCCCTGGAATCTAATGCTGATAAAGCATGAATGTCTCTTTGCTTTGGCATAATGCTTGATTCCAATAATGAAGGTAAAACTGCTTTTATTTTATTTTCATGAACGGTTCTTTGCATGATGTTGAAAGGTTCCTCGGCCATGCCAAAACTGATTCCTCCGCTTTGAGGATCATGTTTCCATGTGAGCGTTGCTGGCATTTCATGACCCCAAAGATGCGTGTTTCCTGTATTGTAAATCGGAGGGGTGGTTGCGAAAGATGATGGATGAACTGGGCCAATTGATTTCAATTGCATTGCCATATCGGTTCCATTCATTGAAGGGGCTAATGCCCTGTATTCATCCCCCATATTGACTTTCTTCATGGCAAAATCAGCCGCACTTGCGAGTTGTTGTAAGTTGCCACGTGCAAGAGTCGCTTGTTCCATATTCTTTGGATCGGCTGGATTGAGTATTCCTGAACCAAGTTGTTTCATCACTTTTTGAGCCATATTGTTCATCACTTTACCCATGTGCATGTCATTTGCTGCGAATAGAGCATTGTGATTATCCCAATATGTGGGGTTCGATGATGGGTGTTCTTCACGGAACATACCAATTCTTGGAGAACCCATGTCGGCTTGACCAGATAATGAACGACCTAAACGACTCATCATCATTTGGTCGGATGGAATAAGCATTCGGCCTCCTTGACCTTGAACTTCACTTGGATGCAAAAAGTGAAGGTTTGAAGCATGACTCCAATTCGCCCTTCTTTTTTCAAAGAACTCAGCATCGTTAAAATTGGATTTAAGAGATGCGTGGTCGGGATGTCCTTTAGCATCTGGATGGTTGGTGACATTAGGAAAATGACTCCCTCCATCGGAGTCATAGGTGTCAAGCATATTGTTTGAAGTGTTCATCAAAACATCATCTAACCAACCATTGTCAAATACTTCGGGATATGATTGTTTCAATATATCGTGTAGTGAGTTGTAATCTCGGCCAACCCCGCCCCAGGGCTGAAATATGTCCCACCAATGATGCGTAAATGATTCTTCAACTCCCTGCGGCATTTCGACATAAGGACTGACGAAGTGTAAATCAGCATTGGAGGGGTCACTTTTCATCAAATCAACATTTGGCATCATCATAGGCATTGGCATTTGAGCAGGGGTGACTGGCCCATGTCGATCACTTGCCCTTCTCCACCATTGAAGGAGGGGAATGAACCTTGCTCGAAATGAACGCAATGCTCGACCCCAAGAGATACCTGCTTTTTCTTGCATTTTATTTCGCAAGACTCTTGAATCAGGGGAGTTCAAATCTTTCTTTGTTCCCATTTTTTTCATAAGTCGAATAAAATGTTCACGTTGATCCTCGCTATTGTATTCAAGACCGAACAAATAAGGCAATAATCCCAAACGTTTTTGCCATTCATTCACTTTGCCATCACGGTATTCTTCATCGGAATAAGTGTTGTAGCGATTTCGATCACGTATCATTAAGTCATGAAGTGTTTCTTTTGGTTGCCCGTATCGGTCTGGGTCAAAATTGATTCGTTTTTCACGTTGGGCGATTTCTTTTAGGTTTGGCATAGCGTGAGCCAAATGTTCAGCATACGCAGGGTCGCCCCATGCTGCGCCATGTAGCAAAGGGCAACTATTCGATTTCATGCCAAAGGGTTGATGTTCCCCAAATTGATTTTCAGGAGATGCAATCGGCCAATCTGTTAATGGACTGTTTGAAACTTTTGTATGACCTGCAATAAAATCAGCATGACTTGGTATCTTCATTTGAGATACGGCCATTGGTGCTGATAGATTTGTCATTCTAAACTCGGGCAACTCAGGACTCATGCCTCCAAGCATGGTTGCTGTGTCAAGTGGTGTTTCTTCACCTTCTGGTATTTGACCCGCATAATGCTTAAAATCAAAAGGACTTGCTTTGTGAATGGATATAATTGCATCAGTTCGCAATCTGTCTAAATCCGTTGTCATCTAAACCCCCCTCAATTTGAAGGGGTTTCGATTAGGTCTTTGACCTGCTTCAACAATCCTTCAATCTCTCCGATCATTCCAAGATTGTTTCGCCCTGCGTGTTTTGTTAATGATGCAAGGCGTTGTTCGATAGTGTCAATGTTTGGAGGATTCTTTCGAGTTCCGCCAGCATCATTGTAGTGCATGTGAAGGCTACTACTCTTTACTGTGTAGCCGTTTTGAGCGTATGCAGGGATTTTAGCGGTTTCACTGATAATGGATTTTTTAGGTCCGTCGTTAGTTGCAGGGTATGTGCCATTGGTTGTGAATCCGTGTGCATCAACTGGCATTCCGCCATCAACGTTTTGGAACTTGGGGAATAAGTTCTCAACACTTGATTCTTGACTATATTTTTTGAGTTCTTTTCCGCATTCCCTATCGCATTGCGCTTTTTGTTTGGATGAACATTCGGAATAACTGCAATTAAAGTGCTTTTGACAGTATTTATTCTTCTCGCTCATGTCGGCTTTCGACAATTCTTTTCCGCATTCCCTGTCGCATTTTGCTTTTTGCTTAGGTGTGCATTGAGAATAATTGCATTGGAAGTTCTTTTGACAGTATGCGTTTTTTGAATCCATACTTGACTTTTTCATGTCGCTCATGCAATCCGAGCAATTCATTTTGTCATCGTCGCTCATGCACACGCTACAAGTGGTGTTTTTTACGAAAATACCCATTTCTTGAAGAATCTCGGTTGTTTTGTCAATCTTGATTTTGTTGCCTTTTGGAGTTGGCATATTTGGAGGCGTTCTTTGACCACGATCTGATTTGTATTGCCCCATCTTTGGGTTCATGTTTCTTTCGATGGCTTTTGCTCTTTTCTTTTCATAACCTGACAATTTACCGTCTTTATCCAAGTCGGCTTTTTTCTTATTGCGAACTGCTTTCAACAATTCTTGCACGTCGCCTAAAAGAAGCCCTTCTGGGGTGTCGGTCATTGGATTAAACCATTGAATACTCATGCTCTCACCTGTTGTTCTGCTGCTTCCCAATCCTTGAGTCTTTCATCTCTTGATTTAAGGAATAAGTCACCGCTTCCTGAAAACGGAGTATTGTCGTTTGGTATTTGACGATTCAATGGATCGAAAGTTTCATCAGCATGGGGCGTGGTGAACTTTTTCCAACCATGCTTTTTCATCATCACTTCGGGATCGCCAATTGCTTTTGCTAAAGAAGTGTTCTCAGCCTCAAGTGCTTGGACTCTTTGATTGAGAACTCGAACTTCGCCAATCAATTCTTTTAGAATGTCAATTTGCTCTTGTTCATCGCTCACATTCCCACCCCCATGCCGCCCTGTGGTGGCATACCTTGTGGTGGCATACCTTGTGGCGGCATACCTTGTGGTGGCATACCTTGTGGCATACCTTCCATTCCTGGTTGAATTGGTCCAAGCGGTTGCATATTTGCGATTGAATCATGTGCGGTTCTAATCATTGAAATGTCTTGAGAGAGAGATAGGACTTTTTGACGAAGTGCTTCCATGTTCTTTTGAAGTGCCAAAGTTGGTTCGGACTCAACATTTGTTGCACGTGCTTGAGACATGAGTTGGTTCATTTCATTGCATTGTGATGCAAGCATTTGGATTCCGTCATCAATTGCGTTAATGAGCAAAGCCGCAGGTGCGGTTGAAACAGAAGTCACAGGAGAGTTCTTGTAAAGATCATAGATGTGCGCTGTTTGGCGACGATCTACCCACCCGTCTATTTTCCACATTGTTCAAACCACCCGATGAGGTGTAAAGAAACCAGTGGCACGACCATGACGACTTACTCCCTGAGCCACCGCATTTTCAGTCCCGTTATAATCGGATGCTAAGTTGTCGAATTGAGGGATAACTCCCATAAATAAATCAGCAGGTTGATTCTTTGAAATGGACTTTTGAACTTGGTCATGTAGTGCCAAATCGCCCTTTAACATTGATAGTGCGTTTTCAGCAGCCATAATCCCTGCGGAGATTGCGTTTGGGTCATTTGAGGCAATTGCCTTTTGTATTCCTTCAACTGCTGCTAATGCCTTTCGAGCCATTGGGTCCATCTTTTCAATAATATCAAACATCTTCGCTCACCCTTTGGCACTATCTCCCACTTATTGACTGTTGCCCCTTGAACCGCCCAAACCGTGTCGTTTTTCTGTTTCTTTGATTTGGTGGTCAATGGCTTTTTCCTGTGGAGACTTATGTTCTCTTTTATCCGTTTTTACCGATGCGCCAGTTGGCGCACCCTCAACCCTGCGAATCATACCTGGACTTTGACCTCCGCTTTGACGTGTGTTTTCGCTTTGATTCCTCAAAGGCGGCAAATCAGTTCCAGCAGTTGTAGCCAATGAATCAGCAAAAGGAACAGACCCCCTGCTTGCATCAAAATTAGTTCGCTTGAAAAGTGCGTTTGGATCGGAGAAGGTATCATCTCCCTTTTGGACTGGCTGACCTCCGCCTCCACCTTGTTGTTGAGCCTGTTGAGCCTCAGCCGCAGCAACCGCTTGAGGGTCGGGTTGCTTGAAATCGAAGTGGAGTATCTTGTCATCTATTCCATCACGCAGGTTTGCTTCATACCCTGCTTGCTTCATTTGCATCATGTTGCGAATTGCCATTTCATCTCTTCGCAGTTGCATAATCTCATCCTCTTCCTCATGCGGATTCAAGACCAATTCCCATTCTTTAATTTCAAATGCTTCGATGATTTGAGGAAATAAAACTCGATTGTAAATTGATTGAGCAAAGGCAACGGCTCTATTGCTCACTACAATTTGCATTCCTTCGTTATTGAGTCCACCACCTGATACATCATTCATAAACACATTTGAAACACCAAAGAATGCTGCAATGCGCTGGCGAATATCGTCTTTAATTGGAATGTATTGTAGTTCTTCGAGGGTGTCCATCATACGCACATATTCAAGGCCACCTCGCCCAGATTCGGTTTCAACACCAATTGTTGGGATGTAAGAAGGATCACGCTCAAGGTGTTCCTGAATGTTTCGGGCAGTTCGCTCAACCGTTTCCATGTTGGATGATTTGATGACCATAACCCCTCTCGGCATACGCTTCTTTTGATATGCTGAATAAACGTAATTATCCATCGCAATGAGAGTATTGACCTGTCGCCACATTGTTGCGATAGGACTACGGCCATACAATTTACCAGGCGACCATTTGCTAAGGTGAATGACTTCACCCTCAGTATATACTTGACCTTTACCAACACCTGCGAGGTTCATGTAGTGAATTGGAACTACTGGCATTCCAGTCACAGGGCATTTGTCTTTTGGGTCGCTGGTTCGGAATGTTCGATCAACAAGGCTGGTATATTGACTCCCGCCACGCATACCTCTCTTGTCGGCAAGCATACGCATGAAAATAGGGTCGGCACGTGTAATCTCTTTGACCCTAAAAAACATAACTTTCTTTGTATCAGGATCAACAAAGTATTCTTTGGTTAAAACCAAATAAGCATCATCAACGATGTTTAAGTCCATTTCAACTTCTTTCATAATTTCAATAAATGATTGCATCATGCTGTTCTTGCTTTCCAGCAATGTTTCAGCATATTCGAGTTCGGATTTATCCGCTTTACGAACATCACCGCCACATTTTTTGCATGATTCGACTTCTTGGTGGTATTTCTCTTCACATTCCCTACATTTTACTACAAACTTTGGCTTCCATCCATAGCCCTTTCTAAACGCTTCAACAGACAAATGATTCAAAATTGATCGCAGCACTACACATTCAAAGGTTGCAGCGTAAAGTGCAGGGATGGTGATTCCTTGTAAAAGCGGAGGTTCTTGAATGCCAGATTGAAACAAAGGCATTGTTGGCTTAGGCGTTGTATGCCTTTCCATGTCAATTCCAATGGCTGAGAACAAACGTTCCATTCTCTCTTTATCAGCCATTTACAACACCACTAATTAACTCATCAAATGCTTCAAGTGAGAGATTCCATGACTTCAACAACTTTACCTGCTTTTGGGTATTTGCTTGAGAATATGCCAAACATCTTAACGCATCCTCGTCATCCTCAAGTGCTTTCTTCAAAACCACGATCTCACCTTTCTTCTCATTCAAATGGGGCAACGCCAAATCAAGAGACTTGGCGACTGAGGATTCCCCCTCAATGACCAACCCTTTGCCCTCGGCTATAATTCCTCGCACCTCTAATTGAGAATTAAGTGCATGAGCATATTCTTTGCATACTCTTGAATTGAATGGTAAAATAATTCTTGGAGTTCCACGTGGACTAATTTCATAATGCCCCCCCATTTCATACAAATTGCCGATTAAAGCCCCTGCATCCTTCACTATGATGTCATTTTTCTTTAAGCCATAAAACAAAGACCTTGCATTATTCTTTGAACCTGAACCAAATGCCTCTATGTCGTAAAGGAATCCATGTGATTTGATAAGCATAGCAATTTTAGTCGTGCTTCCATCAACCCCATAGGTTTGTAGCGATTGTGTATTCATGTTCCCATGTTTGTCAAGAACCTCATGTGTTTTTTGTAGCGTCTTTCTTTCAGGGAGACTCAAATGTTGCTCTTTGGTAATTCGATTCGACCAAATATCATAAGCATCATCATTCCCATCATTCCAACTTTTTACAAATCTTCTAAACGGGATTTCTAATGATGATGTATTTTTATGCAACATTTTCCAATCAAAATCAGTGAACGGTATTTTATCAACAAGATCGGCTGATACAGAAGGAAAGGATTTTAGCAACGATTTTCGTTCTTCAACAATCAACGGCTGAATAATTCCAACGATTTGCGTTTTCCCAGATTTGATTAACAAATCAACAATCTCAGTTCCCTGCATTCCGAAATTATCAACAAACCATGTCTTTGATACGGGCAAGGGAGATGTAGCCGTTTGAACAGATGTTCCAGGTTGTTTATCACCGCCACCAGTATTTGATGATTCAAGACCATCAATAGACGCTTCATCACGTGGGCTACCTGCGGCTGCTGCATCCTTTTGATTTGCCGCCTCTTTCTTTTTTTGCTCAAGTAATTTCTTTTCTTGAACGTTGTTTTTTAATTCCATCTCAACCAATTTGGTGTCGAGAACTTTGATGATTGCATCGGCGGGTGATTGAACGTCAAAAACACCCTCTATTCTTCCTTCAAACATTTGCCCATCCCAACCTTCCTTGCCATAATTCAGCATCTAAAATGACGATGCTATCTCGATATTCTTTTGTTGCTTGAACGCCTAATGCGAGAGCAATAACCATGTCGTCGTGACCGCCCAAACTCTCCATCCTCCCGTTATCCAACATAGTGAACGTGGAGAGTTCAGTCAATAAAGTGTTCATCAATCTCCGTGTCCCTCCTTCGTCTTTGTAGGGTATATTCAACTTGCCCTGTTCAAATTGCAGTTGGAGGGTATGAATTAAAGCCTCTTTCTTCATACGGCTCATATTGAATGGTTTTATTGGAAGATCGCTGATTTCGTTTAGCACTTGATTGAATGCAATTGCGAAGTTGTTTGTTTCAAGTTCGATGATAACTGGATTGAAGCGAGCATTCAATTCAATGATTTTGTCAATTTGAGATGAAAAGTCCATTCCCTTTTCGTGATGAGTATGAATGATGTGTTTGTTTTTGTTTTCATCAACGGCAATAACCATCATGCACGTGTAGTCGGCTCTCCGATCTGCTGAGATTGCAGGATCCCATCCGATGTAATAGTTGTAGGCTTCGCCATCATGCGGATAGTAAGACAACGCTAACTCTTCGTCTTTGACTTTGTTTAGCACCTCTTCTGGGAATAGACTTGCTTCGCTCGCAATTGGTTTGCACAGGTATTCTCTTGTGAATGCAATAGAAGTCATATCATTGCGTCTTGAGTTCAATGCCTCCATATCCCAACGCTCAGGGAACAAACATTCTCCTGTTTGCTCATTGATAGCGGGATATTCTCGAACAGCGTATGATTTTAATTTCTTCAATTCAGCGTAAAGATCGGTATATGAAAACGGAGTTCCAACAATACATAACTGGGCTGTGTGGTGAAGAACTGGCAATAATGCTGTGTAAAACCATGAGGATATGTGCTTGAGTTGGGTTTGCGCCTCACTTGACAAAATATCGTCAAGCACTACGATTTGAGGGTGCGCCCCACGAACTGCTTTCCCGACAGACATAGCCGATATGGATGATTTGTTGGTGAACTTGAACTTCTGTTTCGCCCATCCTCTTTTTGGCTTGAGATGTTGTAATGCAGGGATTGATTCAATCAACTCATTCATTTTACCCATGTGTTCGATAGATTGGTGTTGGCTGTGAGAGAAGAAAAGAACTTCTGTGCCAGGATTGTAAGCCATTTTCCAAAGGAGATAAACCCGATAAAATACAGATTTTCCATGATCACGACTGGCAATAATGCAGGTCTTACTATTCCCTTCGGATAACTCAAACCATTCTTGGTGAAACTTTGTTAAAATCCAGGGATTCTTTGCTTCATACTTCCCACATACCTCTTCAAAAAAATACTTGAAATCACGGCGACCCATTTCAAAATCAACATTAGCAGTTAATTGTTTGAGGGCTTCGGACATTTGCGATCACCTACTCAAATAAATCATTCATGCTGGTCCACACAGGGTTTCCATCATCATTGGATTGTAGCCTCGGCGCAATCAATGTTTGAAACAGATTATCATTATCCTCAGTATTCATGTGAGCCAAGCCTGACAAACTAAGGGGCGTATGTTCTCCACCATGAAACGTAATTTCTTGGTTTGGGTCTATACTGTTTGATTGGAACATATTTGCGAATCGGTTTATATTAGGGGCTGAAAAAGCGGCCTCACCAATACGCAACATATTCTGTTGAGGGGATGCGCCTTTGACTCTTGCTTTGAACTCTTTTGGAGTCATGGAAAGAATCTCCTTCATTGAAGAAGTGTCATCCAGCCCAACAAAAGGAGTAATGGTTTGACCATCCAGTGGTCTAATTGAACGTTCTCCTAACAAATAGCCAGGAAGTTCATGTGATTTTGCACCGAGATTTACGCCCCTTTCAAATGGAAAATCTAAAAAGCCTGAGTTTGGATTATATCGTGGCGAAAGCATATTTGGACCTTTAATTGAAGGAAAAGGATTTTTGCTCTTTGCATTGATTATTCTTTGTCCTTCTGGGGAAGAGGACATGATTCTTGAGCCATCTTCTCTAAAATATCCTTCTGGATTGTTTGTTGTTCCTTTTGGAAGACCTTCATACCTCCTAAGTGGCTCAGGACTCCCTGCGATAATTCGAGGCATTGAAGGATATGGTTTCGGTGTGACCCAACTTGAAACTCTTTTGTTATGTTCTCCTGGGATCCTCAAGAACCGATCCATCTCGTCTATCCTATCACTTTTTGAACGTGCGCTCAAACCCCCGCCACCAGATGACATACTCATAATTTTATCCGTGTCAAGACCTATTGCCCCCCTTTCCTTTGGAGGAACAAAAAATCCTTTATCATCAAACATGCTTCTTGGACCAACTGCGTGTTGATAAACATGCGATGGATCAACTGCCCCTGCCGAATCAATGTAGCCTTGACTATCCAACATCAACAAAGGGTCGGTTTTTAATTTACCAAACATTCGCAAATCATTCATTGTGAGTCTTTTCAAAAGATCACTTGCTGAATCGAGTTCTAAAGAGTCGGCTGAACGCCGATAATCAGTTGGTTTTTTTGAATCAACGGCTGATAAATCTTGCGTTTCTTCTTTCACTTCACTTTTTTTTTTAGAACCTTTTGCGGCTTTCTTTGCCGCTTCGGTGGTTTTGTCGTTGGAGGGCTTCTGGCCCTTCATACCTGCCGCCACCATTGCGGCAGCACGTTCCGATACAGTATTCTTTCCTTTCTCCGATGCCACCTTGCGGTTAATGAGTTCCATGTTAGATTGCGCCGTTGTTTTCTTTGCGGCTGGCTCGCCCTTGCCGCCATTAGGCTTTAATGAAGTAATCGGCTTTTTCGTTGCCGTTGGTATCTTTTTTGCTGCGTTT